ATGGCAGAAGCCAAACCCAAGAAAATGACGATCTCCGACACCGACGTCGCCGTCGATATCATCAAGATGAACAAGTGGTACGGGGATTTCCACGTGCTGCGCGACATCAACCTCAAGGTCATGCGCGGCGAGCGCATCGTCATCGCCGGCCCGTCGGGCTCCGGAAAATCGACGATGATCCGTTGCATCAACCGCCTCGAGGAGCATCAGTCCGGCCGCGTCGTCGTTGATGGCATCGAGCTCACCAACGATCTCAAGAAGATCGACGAGGTGCGGCGCGAGGTCGGCATGGTGTTCCAGCACTTCAACCTCTTCCCGCATCTGACGATCCTGGAAAATTGCACGCTCGCGCCGATCTGGGTCCGCAAGATGCCGAAGAAGCAGGCGGAAGAGATTGCCATGCACTATCTCGCGCGCGTGAAGATCCCCGAGCAGGCGCATAAATATCCCGGCCAGCTTTCCGGCGGCCAGCAGCAGCGCGTGGCGATCGCCCGGTCGCTCTGCATGAACCCGAAGATCATGCTTTTCGACGAGCCCACCTCGGCACTCGATCCGGAAATGATCAAGGAAGTGTTGGACACCATGGTAAGCCTTGCCGAGGAAGGCATGACCATGCTCTGCGTCACTCACGAAATGGGCTTTGCCCGCCAGGTGGCCAACCGCGTGATCTTCATGGACCAGGGACAGATCGTCGAACAGAATTCGCCCGCGGAATTCTTCGACAATCCGCAGCACGAGCGCACCAGGCTCTTTCTCAGCCAGATCCTGCACTGATCGGGACTTTCAAGAAAAAGGGCGCCAAAAGGCGCCCTTTTTTTTCGAGGATACCTGTTCGAGGAGCGCGCTGCTGCTACCAGGTGAAGGAATAGCGGGCGTTCACGTTGACCGCGGTATCGGTCGAAGTCGTCGTCCGCCCGACGGAGCCGCTGAGGGTCATATTCTTCCCGAATTTCTGCTCCAGCCCGAGATCGGCGCCGAGCGTTCCGAAATTGTCGGCCGCCCTGCCCTTCACGACAAGAGCGGTCCCCAGCGTGCCGGGGCGCGCGATGCGCAGCGACTGGCTCGTTTCCAACCCGCACCACTCCTGCGCGAGGCCATCATAGCGCATCGCATAGCTGCTGCGCCGCTCGACATCGATCGTCGGCGTCGCGACGCGCTTGTCATAGTAGTTCATGGTGATTGCGCCGCTGCCGTGCAGCGCATCGAAGGACAAATCGATGTCGCGGTTGCTTTCATAGGCGGGTCTCTGAATGACCCGGGTCTTCACCTTGCCCCAGACATTGACCGGGGTCTCCACCAGTCTCCCGCCCTTGGAGGCCGACATCCCGATATTGATACCAGCCTCGGGCTCGAGCCTGGTCGGCAAGCGCATGCCCATCTTCACCGAATAACTGGTGTCCGAATTCTTGGCCGGTTGCCAGATCAGCCGCCCGCTATCGGCAACTGCCGGAGCCGCTGCAAGAAGAATGGAAACCATGGCCGCCATGCCGGCGCGAATCGTCTTGGTCATGAGAACCCCCGGACGAAATCAAATAATCTACCCGCCACGGCAGCCGAAGCCGCCCGGTTAAAAGCCATTGAATGTGCTTGACGCGTTTCGTGGGTCCTGCCCGCGAAATCCAAATCCGGTCTTCCCCGTACATGACGGCGGAACCGATGCATCGCTAATATAAGAGTGGAAGCGGCTCATCCCAAGCCGAAATTTTCGCAAACATGGAATTGATCCATCCGCGTTGCCCATTTGCTGCAGACTCGGACGACACCGCGAACCCGTGGGCAAGTCAACAGGATCAGCAAGATGCCACACGACTGGCTCTTGCTTGGCATTGACCTGAATAGTTTGCCGCTGCTACCGTATATTTCAACAAGTTCATGGCTATATTCACCTAGCTAATAGAGTTTTATGCAGATTCTCGTTATCAACCTGGATCGCTCCACCGACCGGTGGCGTCATATGCAGGATCAGTTTGCCAAGCTTGGTTTGGCCTGTGAACGAATTCCAGCGATCGACGGCCGCCAAAGTGGGGCAATACCGCTACAAAGCGGGCAGTGGCGGTTTTTAAAGCCCACCGAGATAGCTTGCTTCCTGAGCCATGGAAAATGCTGGGAATATTTCCTTGAAGGAAACAGCGAATACGCAGCAGTATTCGAGGATGACATATATCTTTCCGATAACGCTGCGGACATTCTCTCCGGAAGAATGGCTATTCCCCGGGACATCGGTATCCTGAAGCTCGAAACATTTGCAAGCCCCGTGAGATTGTCGAAGCACTCCCTTCACTCCTGGGAGGGGTATGACATTCACCGACTGCATAGCTCTCATTTCGGTGCTGCGGGATACATCATGTCACGACGCGCTGCCGAAATCATTGTAAGCCTTAGCAGGCAAGGCACCCTCGATCCGGTGGATACGTTCCTGTTTGGACGACGGGGTGCGTTCTGGAAGAAAAACGAAGTTTTCCAGCTAAGCCCTGCTATCTGCGTACAAAGCACACTCGACCGCCGAGGCGAGCATATTTTCCAGACCACCATAGAATATGAAAACCCGATCCGAAGAAGGTTCGGGCTCCATCAAAAAGCTTGGCGGGAAATCTCCAGAGTTATCGATGATGCCACCGATATGCTGCAAAGCAGGAAGCGCACGACAGCCGTGGTTCCCTTTGGGCGCCCGGCTAAAAAAGCGGGATAGTGGCGACCCCTGTAGGAATGCCAGAAGTTCCAAATTTATGAGTGTTTTCAATGAAAATCGCCAATGGTGAGGGGAATCCAAGCACCATTGATTTGATTATCGAATTTTAAGCCGTCCCCTCACCTTTTGCGATCTCGAAACCGCCCTATCCTCTCCTCTATGAGCGACATCCCTTCCCCAACCCTCCCCATGGGAGACGAGAACCGACACCTGTTTTGCCAGATGGCGGTTGAGATACCGCTGCAGGATCTCATCGAGGGTGCGGTGAAGGCGGGATGGGAGGAGACGGAGGTTCTAACGGCGATCATCGAGGTCGCGGACAACCTCATGCTGGCAGCCGGCGCGAATGCCGAAGTGGAGGCGCTACTGTACGCGCTGAAGCGGAAGCTCGAATAGTTGCGCCTAAGTCCCGACGACGGTCACCAGCTTACGGTCCGTTATGCAATTCTCGATCGCTTCTGTGTGCTCATTGAGGAAGGCAACAAGGGTTGCAGGGTCCGACATCTTCAGGGTGCATTCATATACCGCTCTGGCGCCGAACTCGGTTGGGCTGACCTCCGGATCATTGCGCAAATCCTTCAAAAGGTCGGATGCATCCTTCATGCACGCCTCTAGCGTGGTGGCGAAGTGAAGATCCTCGTCGTCGCCCGGAATGATCTGGTATCCGTAAACTACAATCCCCACGGCGAGTCCTCCCTGCTGTGCCGTTCTCACTTGGGATAGGCCATATTCCCCAAAATCGCCATCTGCCAATATTGATAGATTTCAATCGGGCAGGCGATAGACATCACCCGCGTCCGCTTCGTCCCTAATCCCTTTGAATGATGGATGCCTAAGCTTCCCGTCATGGGTCCAGCCACGATACTCGATTTCAGCGATCAGTGCCGGAGCGGTCAGCACCAGGTTCTTGCCGCGGATCATCACTGGCGGCAGTCTCGTCTTGAGCTTGTCGAGCTGCTTCTTGAGACGCCTCGCCTCGTCCTGGCTGAAGCCGGTTCCTACCCCGCCGACATAGACGTGATCCACGCCCTTATACGCAGCCAGGAGAAGGCTTGCGATCGCACCCGGCACCTTCGTCGATGGCTCGTAGCCCACGACCGTGAAGCTGTCGCTGAGGACGCATTTGATCTTCAGCCAGTCGCCGGTGCGTCCGGATCGATACGGCCGATCCCGGTGCTTGGCGATGATGCCTTCCAGGCCCGATTGGCAGGCGCGGCGCAGCATTTCATCCGGATCGTTGTCAAAGGTCTCGGAAAGCCGGATAGAGCCGTCAGCGCCCACGAGGAGGCTTTCCAGCATCGATCGCCGGCCCTCGTACTCCATGCCCCTCAGATCATGGCCGTCGAAGTAGAGGAGATCGAAGGCGTAGAGAAGCGAGTTTCGCGAGGGAAGCTTGCCGCCCCGGCCGCCGAGCGAGTTTTGCAGCATGCCGAAGTTCGGCAGGCCATGCTCGTCAAGGACGACCGCTTCCCCGTCCAGGATCATCGTCGTCGGGCCTAGCGCCTTCGCCGCGTCAACGATCGCCGGAAACCGGTGCGTCCAGTCATGGCCGTTCCGGGTAAGAATTCGAACGCGGTTCGGCTCGATATGCACCGCCAGCCTGTAGCCGTCCCATTTGATCTCATAGAGCCATTCAGGACCATGCGGTGCCTTCGGTTTCAGGAGCGCGAGGCACGGCTCTACCCGCTCGGGCATAGGATCGAAAGGGAGTTGCGGCTGCTTGGGATCGCGCTTGCGGATCGGCCGGCTTTGGAGCGGCAGATCGGTTTCATTGAGCAGCGGCTTGGAGGCTGGCTTTTTTGGGCGCTTGGTCATGCCCGATATTACATCAGCGAGCTCTTAATAACATTCATCATTGACTCATCGCATCGGATGAGAACATAATCAGAACATCGGAGCCGCATTGCGGCGGCGCTCCCTATGAAAAGTTACAAAAGAAGAACGCGCTTCGGCGCGAAGGAGAAGTCGTGTCCGCAGATTGTTTGAGGTGGGATCATGCCTAAAACCGAAGGTCCTGACCCACGGTATAAATGGCGTCTTACCGACCCGGAGGCGCCTGACCACTTTGCCGGTTTCGATGGCGAATGGCGCGTAGGTAGCATCCAAAAGCATCACATGGGATTTTGGCAATGGTTCGCGGACCTGTCGGAATATCCGCATGGTCCTGCGCTTTGCGCTGCTTCAGGAATTGCCGATACGCCGCGGCTCGCGGCGAAGGCGGCCGAGGATTGCTATGATGCTCAGCTCGCTGGGACATGGCCGGGGATGAGCGAACAGATGATTATGACGGCCAGGGAACTTGCTGTGCGGGAAGGCAGACAGAGGAAGGATGCCTAGCGTCGAATACAAGGGCTTTGCCCATCCGAGGGTGGAAGCGCAGATACCCAGGCTGACCGATGCGCATTCAGCCGGCCAGTATGTCAAAATGTCGTGTTGCTGGTGCAAGATCACGAGGATGTACCGCCCGTTGGACATTCTGAAGCTCGTGGGCGATGTTCATGTCCTGAAGCTCCACCGCCGGTTCTACTGTGAGAAATGCGGCCGGAAAGACTACATGGCAGTGGAGTTCAAGAACGTGATGGGTAGCGAGATCGCCGGCATGCGGATCCGCGAGCTCGTGGAAATCAGGATGGTGAAAAAGCCGATCTGGCGCGACACGAAGCTTTAAGGGGAGAAAGGCGGAATGTGCAATCTCTACAACGTTTCGACCAACCAGGAAGCCATGCGGCGGCTGACCAAGTCCTTCGACCGCCTGGGCAACCTGCAGCCGTCCTTGGACGTCTATCCGGACCAGATGGCACCGATCGTCAGGAACAACGCTGGAGAGCGCGAGGCGGCATGGGTGCGGTGGGGAATGCCAAGCTCGCAAAAGGCGCTCATGGACGCGGCGAGCAAGAGGGCCGACAAGCTGCGGGCCAAGGGCAAGGAAGTGGATTTCAATGAGCTGCTGAAGATGGAGCCCGACCGCGGAACGACGAATATCCGCCGCGTCGATAGTCAGCACTGGCGCCGGTGGCTCGGAGAGGCAAACCGCTGCGTGGTTCCGTTCACCCGATTTGCCGAACCCGATCCGGCCAGTGCCGAAGGTGGCCGCATCCCGAACGCATGGTTCGCCGGCGACGAAAGCGAACCGCTGATGTTCTTCGCCGGGATCTGGGTGAAGGATTGGGAATGTGTCCGCAAGGTCAAGGACGGGCTGATCACATGCGACCTGTTCGGCTTCCTGACGACAGACCCGAACGGTGTCGTCGGTCCTATCCACCAGAAGGCAATGCCGGTGATCCTGCGGAACGAGGATGAGATCGAGACCTGGCTAACAGCACCCTGGGAAGAGGCAAGGAAGCTGCAAAGGCCCCTGCCCGATGATGAACTGGTGCTCTTGCCGAAACGCGAGGAAGCAGCGCCGGAGCCGCAAGGCTTGCTGCTGTAGCTCAAGGGAGAAGTGCGATGGAACTCGACCTGGAGGCCTGGGCACGAGAAATGCGGAGGATTGAGTGGGAAACCAGAGAGCCCAAAATCCGCTATCGCCGCCTTATGGAACGGCTCTCGACAATGAAGGCGCCGGATCGCGAAGTCGATGTGGAGCTGGCCGCCTTGATCGGGCGCAAGAAGATGGAGCGGCGAGAAGATGGCGAATGGCTCGCCGACGGGAAGGTTATTCCGCCCGACACAGCCTCACGCGAGGCCGCTCTCGCCTTGTGGTGGGAATGCTTTCCTGCCGATTGGGATGAACCGCCGGAGGAAGCCGACGCCATAGAAATCTGTTGGTGGAACGCCCAGGAAACCGAATACTGAACGCAGGAGAGCAGCAGCATGGCCGACGAAGGACGAACCAGCCAGCCGGAGGCATCGGTTCACGTAAATCACTATTGCTGCATTGACGGATGTGGGCAGTGGGGAGGGTTTGGCTTTGCCAGGACCAGGGCGGAGCCGGTCACATGGTGGTGCTTCGAACACTATCCACAGTGGGAAGAGATCAAGAGGAATGCTCGAAAGAGCGCCTGATCAGCGCCCCATGAGAAGTCCCGCAATTCTCTTCAATACGTCGGCAAAGGAAACGCCCAAGGCAATCCCGGCGATCCCCATCATACCCAGGGCGCCCATGCCCATGAGCTTCCACCTTCTCACATCCTCGGTGACTGGCTTCATATCCTTCACGTCATCCTGAACGGTATCGACCGAGGCTTCCACCTTGCTCACCCGATCGACAATCTCGTCCATCCGGCGATGCATGGAGGCGCGGCTGACGTCCGACTTTTCTTCCGACCTCCGCATAGTCTCCAGGATCATATCTACCTTGGCAGTGAGTGAGCCGATCTGTTGATGCATCGCGTTATCATCCGCTGGTGCCACGTTCTGTCCCCTGTATAATGCTGCGGCATATGAATGGTGCCGATATGCGATGCGATAAGTGCGACGATACCGGTTGGATCTGTGAGGCTCACCCGAACAAGCCCTGGGCTGGCCCGAAGGCATGCCATTGCGGCGCGGCCGGAATGCCCTGCCCCGTTTGCAATCCGGATGAAGGTGAAGAGCGTGAGCCCGACCTCACGCGAATGATGCGATCGGTTATCCGAGCGCCGGGGAAGACGGTGAACTRGCCTACTTCCGGCACCCGGCATCCTGCCGGCACTGATCGTTGTTGGAGGCGATCGCCGGGCCTGCCGTGGCATCCCGCGAGGCCAGCCGCGCCGCCTGAGCGTCGGAGAAGCGCACGATCTGATAGCCGGAGCCGTCAGTCGCATTCCCGCTCTGGCAAGCCGCTGTCACGCATGAAAACAAGACAACGATCGCGATCCGAAAGCTTGCGGAAATTCGCATTGTTCTTCTCCAGGTTCTCGATGCGATTGAGGGCGTTTTTGGCCGCTTCGATCTTGGCGGCCTCGGTCGCTTCTTGCCGCCCGTAGAAATAGGCAGGAGCGGCCACCAGGGCGGCGCCGACGAGACCGCCGACGCCGAGCTTCATCCAGTCGAAGAAGGTCATCACGCCTCCTCCCAATCCGGAATATCGACTGTCCGCCCCGCGAGCGCATGGGTGCAATCGCTGAGGAACTGGATTCTCCCATCCGTTACGAAGGAATGGCAGACGGCCGGCGGCGCACCATCAACGCCAGCGTCGGGCCCGTTGTAGGTTACGAGAACGGAAGGTGTGAAAGTCGGCGCATCGGGATTGCCGTTGTATCCCCATCGAGGACCGGGACCGGTGCCGACGCCTACCTGATGTGCTCCATCACAGCCTGGGCACCAGAACATCAGCCGTCCGCCCTCGACGCTCCGAAGCTTTCGCGAGAGAGCAGCCATCAGCCGACCTCCGCCTTGATCTCTCGAACGGCGGCGATGATCTGGCTGCGAAGCAGGACGAAAAGGAGAAGTACGACCACCAGAACCACGCCGCCGGCGACGATCGCCTGCCAATCCATGCCAGCCAGCCAACCGAGGCCGATGGTGCTCAGACCACCACCGCCGGTCAGCCAGGTCAGCCAGTTCGACTTTTCCTTCACCTTCTCCTCGACCTTTTCCGGCACGACTGGCTTTTCAACCGATACTTCGACCGTCTCGATCGGCTGGCCTTCCGCGTGTCGTCGCTTCACCTCGGCCAGGACCGAACGGACCTTGAGGGTTGAGACCGCGGCATGCTGGCCGCCATAGTGCCCCTTGCCCGCCGTCGTCGGTAGGCTCGCCCATTCCTTGGCGAGGTTATTGATGAGCGTGTCCTCGCTGAGCCGGCCGGCGAGGTATTTGTCGATCCCACGGATGCCGAGCAGGTAGCAGGCCATCTCGTCCTGGCATTCCTGGTCGAACTTGCGGGTCGCCGGGTACCGATCGGGCAAGTCCTTCCGGATCTTGCGAGCCGTGGTGCGGACAATCTGATACCGACCGCAGGCGGACGAGTTCAGCTTGTTCTTCGGATGCTTGAGCATCTGCGACTGCAGTGCGTCGAGCTTCGCCAGCGTCATCGCGACGAGGTTCACATCGCCGTCGGTATAAGCGCCATAGGCAAGCGTTTCGTTATAGCCGTCGCCCTTGTCGGTGCCTTCCGTGAAGCCGATGAGGTCGAGCATCGGGCGATAAACGTAATAGGAATCCGCCGCCGCGTTGATGCGTCGTGACATGGTTTTCTCTCCTGATTATGTGCTAGGAATTATCAATCGCCGGGATGGCTGTTACCTTTCGCCGGCCTAGGGAGCGCTAAATGAGCATTGAACTTTCGACACTGGACGAACGCGCCGAAGCCGAAGAAGCGATGGTAGAGGCCATGCGGATCCTGAACAAAGCCATTCGCAGGGTTCACGAATCCGGCCTCACCGTAGAAGTCGAGGTACTGACGGTGCTCACCGGCTGTGGCCAGATGCCCCAGGTGAGCGTTGGGGCTCACGACAGGCAAAAGGGCGCGATTTAGTCGCGGAACGCTGCCTCGGCGCCAGGATCACATTTAATTCGACGTCGAGGGAACCGATTCAGGACGAACGGTGTTCTATGTGCCGCTGCGAACGCCCATCTCCCTCGATCGAAATTCGCAGCCGTGAGGCCTGGTGGAGTAGCAGCCACCAGGCCTCTTTCATTTGATATTTACCTGATCCAGAGGAACAGATTGCGCCGAGGCAATGGCGGTCATACGCAGTTATCGCCGTGGCAGTCCTCCCCGACCCGACGCGGCAGAGAGGTCAGGGAGGAGATCGCAGCCCGCCCAGACCTCTCTTTTCATCCCTCATTTTTTATGGGTTTCTTCGACACAGCGGCGTGTAGGATTGAGCCGCCGTGAAGAGACCCCAATCCCTAGCGGCGGGGCTCGATATGGTATCGTGAGCCTATGTCGGGCCTCTTTATCTCTCACTTGGAACTTGCCCCGAAGCGGCGAGTTTGGCTGACGTCGCGGGCTCCTTGGATCGTTTCTCCTCCGCGACCGTGGGCCGGCAGGAGCACGGACTGCCGGTCCTATGCTTAAGGTCATCATCCAAAGGTGGTAGGAACTCGCGGTTGCCGTACCTCGTTGGGTACCGTCGCGGCACCTCCACCCGCCTATTATCCGCGACTGTAGGGCCGGCAGGCGTCCAAACTTGCCGGTCCTATGCTTGGCTTGATCCAGCATCTTCAAACGACCACATAAGGGTTGCGGCAAGGCGCTCACTTCAGCAGCCAGTCGCGGGCCGGTGCACATGTCTTGGGGTGCGCCGGCCGGGCATGCCTTGCTCGCAATCTGCCGGCGGGTTATTACATTGACGCACAACCACTGGACTGCGTCARACATGAGAAAGCTTCTCCTAAAAACCGCCGTAGAGAAAACGGGAAACGATACGGTGATCCGCGTTTTTCTGATTGGCGACGGCCTGCCGCGCGAAGTACAAGACGGCGGCATCTACTTCCATCTGAAAGGATATACAGGCTTCAAACCCTCGTCTCTCCACGATGGCCTGATGTTTCTTTTCCTTTTCGTGGCGATGGAAGGCTTTGACGTATTCGAGATTGACGCTCCTGTAAGCCGCAAGGCAATCCGAAATGCTCATGCATTCCAGGAGGCGTGGGCTTGTCTGATGCCCGACCGATACAAAGCGTGCAAAATCTCAGCCAAGAAAGAGGTTGGCGACTTCTGGCTTTCCCTTCGGCGCAGTGAGACAGCGCTGTCAGCCTTCTCGGGCGGCTTAGACGCAACCTTTCTAGCAGTCCGCCAGTCTCAGTCGCACAATTGGACGTACCCGCTCAAAGCATCTGTAATGATCCACGGCTTCGACGTTCGCTACGATAACGATGAAGCCTTTGACCGGCTCGTGTCGCGCGTGGAACCATTATTGTCAGGCTTGAAGATCAAGCCGTACTTGGTGAAAACCAACATTCGACAGTATGAGTTGCAGAGTTGGGAACACAGCTTTGCCGCCCAGGCAGCCGGCGTAATGCACCTGTTCTACAAGGATTACTCCTACGCCCTGTTCGGAAGCTCCGAACCATACGACAACCTCGTATTCCCATGGGGATCTACGCCGGCGACTGATTACTTGTTGTCCGGCGCAGGCTTGGATTTAGTCCACGAGGGAGCCGGTTACTCGCGAACCGAAAAGGCCGCCCTTGTCGCCACTAACTCCATCGCGAAACGCACCCTCAAAGTGTGCTGGGAGGGACAAGATCAGGCCGTGAACTGCGGCCGCTGCGAAAAATGCGTGCGGACTCGCCTTAACTTCATGGCAGTGGGGGTGCCGAATCCCGAGTGCTTCAATGAACCATTCGAGGCCGACATGATCCGCACTATATCAGTTAAGGTGCCTGCCCAGCTTACAGAATTGAAAACGATACTGGATTATTGTCGCAAGCACGATGTGCATGGCGAATGGGTCACAATCCTTCACAAGAAAATCGAGGAGCAACAGTTGCGATTGGCGAAGGCGGCTTAGTCTAAGGCCACTCGATAGGCGCAATCCCTGCAACGAAGACTTCGATGCTCGGAGGATCGATCTCGCCCGCTTCGACAGCGGCGAGTTGCGTAAACATGTAGGCCAGCGCGGCGTCGCGCCACGAAATGAAGGCTTCCGCCTCGGCGTTCCATTGCGGGTTGGTGCTGCCGAGATAGCTGACGATGGTCAGGCGGCTATCGTATTGCCGCTCTCGGGCGACAGCATCGAGATGATCGTCGAAGGCCGCCTTGTAGGCTGAAAGCAGGGTCGCGCGACTTTCGATGGCCTTCTGCTCGGCCGTGACAATCTTGGAGAGATCAGGCTTCCACATCGTCGGCCTCCTCAACTGGATCGGAGGGGAATATCAAATCGCCGTCAGGCGGATCGATGATTGGCGCAGGAAACGCGACCGCCGGAGATGGGTTTGGCCCATGCGGGAGGCAGAGAGATAGGTGGACTTTGCCGTTTACGCGCTCAACCGGGCCGCAAATCCAGTCACATGGAATCTCCCTGGCCGGGATTGTCGCGCCGTCGGGAAGGTCGGTAAAATCGAAGTGGTCGCCGTTGATGGTGAGGATATCTCCGGATTTCACAACGGAGAGTGTCGCGTCATCACGACGCGGAGACAGTGAGATGTGCATCAGAACCACCTTCCAATTGCGCCAATACGAGAGAAGACGCCTCCGTTGAATGATGCCCATGCGACCATGTTCCAACCACCCGTGGCGCTTACCACTTGTGCATTGACCCATGCCGAGTCAGCGGCGGCATGACCAAACCCGTGAGGAGTTGCTACGAAGTTTGCGGGAAACGCCTGCGCAATCGGGTTTGATCGGAACAGCGAACCAACCGCGACGTTTGTTGTTGGTTGTAATAGCGGGGAGATACAAATCTGCGTTCCGTCGGCATAGCGGACGTATTCCCCATTCGCATTGCTGCCGCGCTCAATAAGTGCTCCGGTAGGCGTGCCACCCGTTTGCGAGACCGTACCGAGAATGTTCCCCCGCCGAAATGCCTTGTCGGCAGTGAGGTCGTTTCGCATTTGGGCGCTGGGTACGAATCCACCGGCATCGTTAACGCCAATTCCTTGACGATGCGCAGCCGCGTCTGCATCATCGCGCAGCCCCGCCATAAACGCGCTGAACCCCAGCGCCTGCAATCGCTCTTCTTCCGTCGCGGCAGCCAGAAAGTCACGCGCCTCCTGGTCAAATGCCGTCAACCCCATCTGCCCAGAACCGGTGAAGTACGGCAGCGTGTTAGGCGCGCTCTCAAGTCCACCAAGGGCCTCCAGATTGCCGGAGCCGCCGAGCATCTCGATCAGGGCGCGCGCCTGGGCAGAGAAGCGCGATCCGTCGCTCTGATAGCGCAGGCGGTAGGCGGCGCCCGAAAGCGCACCTCCCCTCCAAGGCTGGTCGAGCGTGAGAGCAGTGTTGCTCTCGACGGACTTGACGACTCCGGTGTAGCCGTCTGCAAACAGCAGGTCACCCTCGCGGAAGCCTGCAGCAACCCAGCCTGTGCCAACGCCGGTTACCGCTGTGCCATTTGCGGCAACCGAGATCGTGCCGGAGGTGTAATCACTCAGCAGCGCCATCGTTCACCTCCTGCGGCTTGGCTCGGCCTTTGCTCGACTTGCTGGCCAGTGCCTTCCTCATCGTTTCCAGTTCCTTTTTGAACTGGTCGCGCTCGCTGGTGACCTCGGCCAGCTTCTGGGCCAGCACGAGGCTTCGATTGCGCAGCATGGCGGCAAGCGCAGCTTCTTCCTGAAGCTGAACCTCAAGACTGATGTTCATGGATTTCCTCAGCGTTTCCAGAGTACGAAACGGCAGTTGGCGCTTGCGGCGACAGCGATCGGGGCACCTGTGACCCGTACCTGCGCCTCGTAAACGTTCCATCCCTGCGCGTTGTTGATGCCGATCCGGAACCTTTCGATGTTCCGGCTGGCGCTGCCGTTGGTGCCGATCTGCAAAGTTTCCTGATGGATGACGTCGTTCGTGGTGATGTTGATCAATCGCCACTCGATCTGCACCGAGCCTTGACCGGGGGTCTGTCCGTTCATCGAACCAGCGACATCGATCATCACAGGTGCCGGGTTCGGATTGTCTGCACCCAACTCCCCCATGACGTACCAGCCGTTAGTAGCTTGGCCGCCATAGGAGCCATTAATGACGCCCCCGAAGGTGATCGCGCTGATCTGCAGCTTCTCGGTGCCGATCGTCAGGTTCACGATATTGGCGTTCGTCACCTGCAGATTGTTGACCACCGCGTCCTGGATATCGGCCCAGCCGATCTGCACGTCGGTGATTTTCGCCCAGTTAACGAACAACTCATTGGCGAAGATCGAGCCGCCCTGCACCACGAAGGGACGCCTGACGTCGTTGCCAGCGATGACGACGAACTGGTCAGCGTTGATGGCTACCCGGCTCAAGCCGCCGGCGATGGCGTCCAGGAATATCGAAGCGGAGGATGTTTGGCCGCTCCCCGATGCAGCAACGCTCATCCCGATACGCGCGAGGGCACCGGACGGCGTTGCCTCGGTCGTGACCCGGAATTTGCCTTCGGCGGAGAAACGATCGACCGTGCTGTCCAGCTCGAGCACCGAATCCGCAATGGCCGTTACAAGGCCATCCACTTCCTCGACCTCGACCTTCAAAGCCGAGACTGCGGTAGCAACCGCAGGCAGGCCGGTTTCTGGGTCGAATATCTCGGCACTGAGGCTTTCGATACGCAGCGCCAGGGCGTGGTCGGCTTCCGCAAGGACTTCAACCCTGCGCTCATACTCGGCCGTCACCGTGTCATAGGTGACCTTGAGCTGTTCGCGGAGCTGTTGCCGCTCATAGCTGTTTCCGAACTCCTGGTCAGCAACCCTCGCATCAAGCTCCGCAAGCGTCTCCTCGATGTCGCGGAGACCCGAGCCTATCCAATCCTGGTATTCCTTCAGGTCTTGCCCGAGCTGCTCGAAGCCAATCACGCCAGCATAGGGCGACGTAAAGAACCCGGTGGGATCATCCGTCGTCACCCATGGCGTATAGGTCTTGAGCCGGTCCGGAACCGTCGTGATGGTCGCGCGGGCGACATAGCGCACGCCCGAGACCACGTCCTTCATCGTTCGATGGATGCCGCTCTCCGGGTCCGTGGACTGGTCCTCGAAAAGCTCTGTGGTTCCCTCGATCTGGTAGAAGAACCGGACTGCTATGATGCTCGGATCGTCCGGCGGGGTCCAAGTGAACTCCAGTGCCGGCACCTGATAGCCTTCGGCTCCTTCCACCAAGCCAGCTTCGACATTGAAGTTCTGGATAGTCGAGAGCAGCGACGGATTGACCGGAGGCGTCGGCGGGATGACGATTGGGCCGGGATCGATATTGTGATCGTCGTAGATATCGGCGCCCGTCTCGGAGAGCTTCAGCGTGATCCTGAAACGCTCATCGGCAGCCCACTCGGAAATCATCCACGTGCGGCCGCGCCAGGTGATCCACTCCCCCTCCTGCACCCGCATACCGACGCGCCGGCTAACCGGAAGCGTGGCAGTGCCGCCCTTCCGGTTCTGGCGGTAGCGAATGTTAAGCAGGTACTGCGCGATATCCGGATCGGTGACCTGAAGGAAGTCGTTGGTGGCCTGTCTGTTGCGACCGTCGGCGGCGATATCCGCGTTTACATAGACCGGCTTCAGGCTCTCCGGGTTCCACATTGCCTCGATCGAGGTGAACTGGCCGGAAAGGTGATTAAACCGCTCGAAGGCAGACTTCCGATACTGAACCTCCTTAGCCCGCTCCATAGGAATGTCCGCTGGCGTGACCTCAAGTACCGGGATCTGCGGAGCGCCGGAAATGACGCCAGAGAGCCCACGGCGATTGATGCCGTAGCCCGCCATGGCATCATCGAATTCCTTCAGTATCTCGGTATGGTCATCGTCTCCATTGACCCAGAGCGAGCATTCATATCGCCGCTTGCCGTCGCTGCGCAGGCTGTCGCAGACGTTCATTGAGGCGAAGTACGTGCCGAGATCGAGTTGGCCGAGGCTCTTTCCTTCCCCTATCAGCGTCCGGCCCGAGACAAGCGCGCGAAGGCCAAGCTGATAGTTCAGCCGGTGGACTGCCGGGTTCTTCGTGTGTGCCCAGGTCGCAGGATCGTTAAGCCGCTGCGGACCGGAGCCACCAGCAACGGTCGAATCCTTGCGGGGGTCGTATTCGCGAAGACCGCGGAGCACAAATTCAATGTCGGGCTTGCCGTTCTTGAAAAGGCTGCTGCTGTAGCGCCGCTCCACGACGACATAGCAGATGCCTGCATTGACGCTCGTCGCCTTCCACGTCTGACCAAGAGCAGCCGTGTCATTGACCAACTTCTGATCCACGCCCTGCCCCGGCCGCCCGTCATAGAAGCGGATCGAGAAGAAGTGCGCACCGTCGCTGACAAAGCCTTCCACGCCATAATGCGCGACCTCGTTACCGATGATCGGCCGCGCGACGAGGTTGTGCTTCTTGCCGTAGAAATAGACATACGGCTCCAGCCCGTCGCACCAGCCGTTGGCGAGAAGGAACACTTCCGAATTGAACTTGTTGCCGCTGCCGAACTTGGCATAGTAGCTTCGCTGTCCCTTGGCCTTTCCAGCGCCGAAGAGCGTGCCAACAGGCACATCACCGCCGTATTGGGTCTCACCCTGGACGGCAGCGTACTTCCGCTTCTTCGGGCGGTTTAGATAGCTAAGGCCGAGCTGCGCACCGAAAGCCAAGACGCCTGCAATGACCTTGGTCGCCAGTGCGATGGACGCGGCCGAAGTGAACAGCGCCCCGGCAATTGCGCTACCGATCGCGGAAAAAATAGCCATTCAGCGATTACCCGATGCGGAATGCAGCGATGACGTCGGAAAGGCCGTAGTCCTGCCGGCCCTTGTCAGCTTTCGTGACGAAGCGCAGCCCGAGGCAAACGCCGACGTGCTCGGCACCATCAGAAAGGCGAAGGATCACCAAGTCCCCTAGTTGAGCCTCGGCGGCTGCAATGGGCTCTCTGCCGAGCTCTGCCGCCCAGAAGCTCACGAGGCTCTTATGGCCACGCTTGCGCAGCGCACGATTGGCGCCGCCGAGCGTCTTGTAGGCGCCGCGGTACTTCGAAACGAGTGACGTCCCCTCAAGAGCATCGACCACCGCGCAGCCCAGGAAGAAGCAATCCCCTTCCCCATAGACATACGGCTTCGCCAGCTCCGCGGTGAGCGCAGCTTCGACAATTCGGAAACGGTTCATTGGATCAGCCTGACCTCTGGCCCCATTCCTCGGGGATGGTGGCATTCGTGGCGACATATTCGAGACCCGTATCGGTCGCGAGATTGTCGAACTGCTGTTCAGCTATGGAGCGCTTGACGCCGGTGGAGCCTCGCGCCGATCGCCCAGGCGGCTGCAGATCGATCGAGAGCGTAAGCGAACGCTCGGAGCCGGATACCGCGCCTTCGTTGTATCGGACCTGGTCAATCTCATAGATGGACGAGGCAAGGATACCGACCACCTGATCAGTCTCCGGATCACCAGCAAGATGGGCAATGATGACCGGCGAGTTCTGATAGTTGAACTCCTCGATCTTCGCGATCGCATCATCCGGATTGGCCGTGGGGATGTTCGAGAAGACAATCGTGCGGGTCGTAACGGCCACCCCGACCGCACCGGTCATGCTTCCCATCTGCAGGAAGCGGTTCGGCAGGTAGGTGAGGCCGTTGTAGGTGTACGGCCGGCCGCCTCGATGGTAGCCGACCGATTTTCCAGGCAGATCGAAGCGGATCAGGTCCAGCCGGGCGAATTGCCCCTCATCGACCAGTTCAAGAACACCGGGATCAAGAGCCATTGATGAACACCTCTGTCGCGGTGAAGCTGATTTCACGATTGTCCCAGGACGCCGGGCCATCGTAGCTGCCTGGGTCAATCTGCATGGTGCAGGACGGCTTTTCGAAGTGTGCCGTGCAGGGCAGCGTGAACACTCCGGTATCGAGCCCGTACTTGATCGAGAGGGTTACCACGCCGGAACTATTCGCCGTCGCCGCCTGCCGGATCCTGTGAAGGGACCGAACAAGAGAAGACTTGCGGATTTCCACATAGTCACCGGGCGAAAGCTGGAAGCCTGCCGGCAGCCCGGAGACGACGATTGTGCGAGTGTCGAGGATCGACTGAAGGACGGCGTCACCATTGAACACCCCTCCCGCCGCCATCGTGCCCGAGAGTGGAGCCCCGGTGTCCATCAGGATCGGCCGGGGCCGGAACACGTCATACCCAAGGAAGGTCTCGCCATCGTCTCCGGCCTCCATCATGAAGGCGTCCATCAGTCCGTAAGCCTTCTTGTCCAGCCAGACGGTGCGAAGCCGCATTGTCCAGTAGGGAGTGCCGAAGCTTTGGGCTTCCGTTCGGCGCCCTTCCATGCGTTCGGTATCGCGGGGACGGACGGGATCAAACACCCTCTCCTTCCAGCCCACGAGCGGCATCGAGATCGGATCAGCCATAATCGACACCTCCGTTCTGATACCGGTTTTCGCGGGCCTTGTTGCTCTCCTGAACCACCGTCACGGCAATATCCTGGCTTTCTGCCCGGATGGTCGGCCGGAACATCGGCCCTTCCTCTCCGATGACGCGAAGCACTACCTCCTGACGCGCGGGCGCGCTGGTCGCCGCCGGCGAAAGATTGCTGTTTGCGGCACGAAGCTGATGGTTCGGAACGACCTGCTCGCCGCCCTTGAACCGAACGAGTTCCGGGCCTTCCTCACCCACGATTGCCATGCCGGCACGAGCGGATGCGGTGCCCGAGGCGTATAGGCCAACCGAAGGCGCCGGCGGGAAGTAGCTAGTGCCACGCCCACCGCCAAACAGACCGCCAAAAATTGAGCTGAGAAACCCTCCGCCACCGCCGCCACCAATACCGGATGATGCGGAGTTCACCTTGAAGAGGGCATCCATTACCTCGTTCAGCAGCTTGTCCGTGATGCGATCGAGGACATTCAGCGCAGCTTTACCGAAACTGGACCAGAAGCCCTCACCGTTCTTGAGCCCGTTCCGAAGGTCGTTGACGAAGCCTGCAGTCGTTTCCTTGGCGAAATCAAGCGCCTCTTTGGCCTTCTTCGTCGCGAGCTCGGTGGCCGCCATCTGACCCGCGAGACCTGACAGCTCCGCGCGCTGAGCAGCCGTCAGGTTGATGCCCCTCTGCTGTGTCTGGTTCAGCAGATCGGTTTCGTACTTGAGCTTGAGAGCGGCTTCCTCGGTCATGCCGAGGGCGGCTTCCTCTGCCTTCAGCGAGGCAATACGACGGTTTGCGCCATCGACGATATCCGAATACTTCTCTGCTTCGGTTTTGCCGCCCTTCTTCTTCGATTTTTCATCGACTTCCGTCAGGCTCTTAGCAAGTTCCTTGAGCTTAGCGGAGGCGGCAGATGCACCATTGCTGATCGCCGCACCGATATCCCCGAGGTAGTCATGGTTCAGCGCATCCGCGACCGCCTTGTTGCGCGCCGCAACACCTTCGGAAAGGTCGGAGGCATACGAGTTTTCGAACTGTCCAAAATCAACAGAGCCAATTTCGCCAATCTGAAAGCCGCCCGGAAGATTGGCCAATGCACCATTTACGCTCTGGATGAGCTGATTGAGCAGGCCCGAAGCAGCGTTGATCATCTTCTCCATGGCGGAGATGGCCGCATTTGCCGCCCCGACGGCAGCGGCGCCAACGATGTTCGGGAACTGGTTCCACACGAACTTGATGTCTTCGAAGGCAGCGACGAACGAGCCAATGACAAGGTTCACGCCGGTCTTTGCCGCGCCGACGATGTCTACTCCGAAGATCTTCGTCAGCTCGTCCCGGAATATGCTGGCGGCAGCAACGGCGGCCGTGATCCCGGCTACGAAGGCAATCGCCGGGTTAGCTGCGGCGAAGGATGCCGCGAGACCGAGTGCGGCGACCGATAGACGGCCAAGGAGCGCGATAAGCTGCACAGTGCCGCCGATGATGGCGGGAGCATAGAGAAGCGCCAGGCCAGCAGCCGCGGCGGCAGCGTAAGGCGCAATCGTCTGGAGAACGTCGGCAAGCCCATTCAAGGCTGCCGCGGCAAGACCAGACCAATCGACCAACTGCAAGCCAGCAGCGGCCACAGCAGTGAGGGCGATCGATACCAGCGTTACCGGAGATAGCAGAGAGGCGAAAGCCGCCGCGAAGACCGATGAAGCCTTAGCTCCGCCCTGCATCGCCATTTCCATCTGGCCGGCGATCTGTGTACCCTGCTGGAGCGCGATCAGCAGCGGGTTCATGCCCATGGCGGCCGTCACTGCAACATCTTGCGCTTGCGCCGCCAGCCCCGACATGCTGCCACCCATACGACGAGCATTGTCATTCATGGCGACGGCTTGCGCCTTTGCCGCAGTTGCCGCCTTCTGAAATCCTCCCGCAGCGGATGCTGCCACGGCTCCAGCATTCTTCGTGGATGCCGACAGGCCATCAGCCGCCACATCCGCTGCCTTCGCCGCATTGGTGAGCCTGGTCAGTTCGGATGTCGCCCGGTCAGCACCTTTGCTGCGAATTTCGATCCCCAGTGAGGCGACGTCCATGCTCAATACCTTGTTTCTAAAGGGATTGGAGCATATAAACGAGCAAGGCCGTCGGGTGCTGGTAACACCGCAACGGCCTCTAACCAGCCAACCTTGTCGGAGGTCAACGTGGCTAATTCTCGTCTATGCTCGATTCCCAGCTGTTGCAAGAAGCACTATGGCAACGGCTTCTGCGTTGCCCATTACACTCGCCACCGTCGTTATGGTGACCCTCTGATTGGCGGAGAGACGATTAAGGCCCCGCCACCCGTCACTTGCACCGTTCCCGGTTGCGGCAAGAAAGCTCGCGGCCACGGCCTTTGCCAAAGCCATTACATGCGCCAGCGCCGCACCGGAGACCCGCTCGGCAGCAATAGGCGTGAAGCCAAGTTGCTAAAGTGGATCAGGGATCACGCGGAATACGACGGCGATGGATGCCTAACGTGGCCCTTTCATAAGCACCCGGTAGCACCTGGCGATACCTACATCGAAGGCCGGAAGGCGAAGGCTACCCGTATCATGTGCGAAATCGCGCATGGCCCTGCCCCATCGCCCGACCACGAGACTGCCCACAGCTGCGGTATGGCCCATGAGTGGTGCATCCATCCGCAGCATTTGCGATGGGACACTCACAAGGGCAACCACGAAGACCGCATCGAACACGGCACATCGAACCGTGGCGAGCATAACGGACGAGCTAAGCTTACCGCCGCAGACGTCCGCGCTATCCGTGAACTGCGGGGCAAAGCAACCCAAGAAGACATAGCCGATCGCTTCAACGTCTCACGGCGGACAATTGGTGACATATACAATGGTCGCCGTTGGGCTTGGTTGGACTAGCCCTTCCCCGGCTTTTCATTCGCCACTCGCTGCGCCTCGCGCTCCTTGGAAAGAGCATCGAGGTATGCGTCGTCCATATCGGTGATGATGGTGATTTCCTCTCGGAGGAGGATTTCTCCGGTAAGACGGGACCAAGAGGCGATCTCGGCATAGGTGAGCGGCTGGGGTCCGTTCATTCCCTGCGGGCGGCGCCGGTTGAGCAGCCAGAACGCCGCCCACAGGCTTTCACCCTCTTCCGGTATCTCCGGCTCCTGGATCAGTTCATCGCGGCCAAAGCGCTCGTACATCTCTCGCTTGGAGACGATGTCCTTTCCATCTCGGCCCCGGTCGAGTTCATATCCAGGGGTGTTGAACTCGACCGTGATGGAGACCGCCTGAGTTAAGCGGTCTCCGAGAGTGCGAAAAAAGCCGCTTCGTCTCCGAGAGCAACGTCGATCTGCTTGGCGAGCGCCGGCACCGCGAGCAGCTTGCGCTTGTTCGCTTCGGTGCAGGCCGGTTTCTTGTCGCCGCCCAGATTGGCATCGCCGGAGAAGGTCCATGACACGATGGCCGCCGAAAGGAGAGCGATGGTGTTGTCATCGATCTTCTCGGCGGTGACCGTGTTCCGGCCGCCCTTGAGCGCCTTGTTCTTCAACTGGCGCTCGACGGCCTTCACCTCATCGCTTTCGAGACTGCGAAGTTCGACAGTGACGCCCAGGTTTTCGCCGGTCGCCGGATGCTTGAGGTCAAGCGTGATGGTATTCGGCTGGAGGGTAAGAAGGTCCACGGATCACCTCAGGGCGTTTCGACAGGGGCAATGAAGAGCGGGCGCTGATCGGTGAAGGCCACGGTGTAGCTTTCCCGGATGAAATCGTCGGTGCTTCCGCCGAGAAGCTGAGGACCGGATACCGGCCCAGCCGCATACATGATCGTATTCGACCATTCCGGGCCGGGTGCGTCCGCATATTCTATCTTGACCGCATAGTTGAACTTGGTTCCCGCGGCCGCCCGCATGGCGATCTGACCGGGGTCATCGAAGATGCGAGCAACCTCGATCGACAGCTCGCCGGCATCCTCAACTCCCTTGGCCTTCGAGGTCACTTCCGTGTCCAAGGTGTTGTAGGAGACGATGTTCGGCGCGGCGCCATAGTCGCCCAGGTTGCCGACCGAGCCGACGGGCGTGAAGGTAAGCGCACCGAAACCCGCGGCGTTGAGCGGAAGCGTGACGGGAGCGGTGCTGATCGACACCAACGCCCCTTGAAGTGTGGTCTTGATACCAGCCATGTTAGTTCTCCGGGGTGAATGCAAAGTACGGGATGGAGACGGGAACCCTCATCCGGTCCACGTCTTTGAGTGGGCTTGCTGCCCAGGGCTCGCTGCTGATCGTGATCTTCACGCCAGAGGCGAATAGGGTTTGGTTCTTGAAGCGGTCGATGATCTGCCCGGCGACCTCGAGGGCTTCGGTCAGCCCGATACCGAGCGGCCACATCACCGACGCCTGCATGATGCCCCGCTTCTGCTGCGGATCGTCACCCATCGTGATCTGACGGGTTTGGTTGGGCAGGAAGGTGAGTTCGATGAACTTGCCCGGCTTCGTCTGGCCTGAGGCCGGGAACGTGACGTTCGGTCCAGCGATCGGCAGGATGTTCGGTATGGTGCGCAAATGCGTTGCCAGCGCACTGAAGATGATTGCGTCCGTGCCCGTCGGCATTAGAAACGGTCCTCGACGACGACTTTCACTTTGCCCCTGAGGGTTTCCCTCAGGATGTCGCCGGTCTTTTTGTCGAAGGCCAGGTTGTCGGCCTCGGTGCGGACGCAGCGGCGAACTTCTCCTGCCTCCTCATCAGCCATCACGGCATCCCGCACCTTCTCCCCGTCGAGGTAGACGGTGACAATCTTGCGATCGCCATTCAGCTTGCACCAATCCGCATAGCCGGGGTCGGCCTTGTCCGAGGAAACCCGCATATGATACTCCATGGGAATGTCTAGAAAGCCGCCCCTATCGGACAGCGAGATCTACGAGCGCCTGCACAAGGCACTGAAGCCTTTGACGGGCGTGGAGGGCGAAACCGCCCTCGGGAAGAATTCGTTAAACGCGGCGAGGCTCGTGCTGACTGGACTGCAGATGTCGTTGCTGAAACGGTCCGAAGAGCTCAAAGACCCAGACGGGCTCTTGTCTCCACAGCCTTCCGATCAACAATGATCGGCCAGTTCTGGGCCGCCATGCGGACGAATGCGTCTGCTGGCTGACCATTGGCCCCGTACTCGCGATGTGCCGCATAGGCGGCCGTGTAGCCGAAATAGAGGGTATCCCCGATATCAGCTCCGGCTATGACTGCTTCGATCTGGGCGAAGTTGGGAGAGTAGCTCCCACCCTCCACCGGATTTGCGTTCGCCTGGATCGTGGGCATCGCCGTGGTCGAAGCCAGCAGCGATGCTCGTAGGAAGCCGGTGTCCACCCTCATTCGGCCGCCCTGCCCGGTCGGCGTCTGCATTTCCTCGACGACTTCTTGCGCCGCCTCCTTGAAGATGACCTCGATCGCACCCGGTACTTTGTCAGCCCAGGCGGCAACAGAGGCGCTGAACGAGAGCTTGGCCATCAGTTGAACACTTCCGCCTTCAGCTTCCGCAAAACATCATCCTTCGTTTCCGCAAATTGGAACCAGAGAGGGCCCGGCTCCCAAAATCCGCCTCGCGAGTCCACGAAAGACTCGCGTTTCGCTTCTCCATACCACCCACCGACAGCGCGTTGGCGTGCCCGGAAATTCCACTCACCTGCTGTATGGTAAAACCAAGGGCTCTCCATCAGGCGGTCTCCGCTCGATACCGACGCACGAGAGCACCGGCATAATCGATCTTGTATTGCAGCCGGCACCGGCAGCCGGATATCTCGCTCACTGGCGCCTGCGGGTCACCGGGATAGCGCAGCAACGCACCGGATGGGCTTTGGAATGTCTCATCCACTCCCACGCTTTTGCCGTTCAGCGCCCGATGGGTATGGCGCACCCGATTGTCACCAGCCGTGCGCCAGATCTTGGTGACGTCCTGCGCCTCGATCTTTCCGGCGGCGATCTGCTGGCGAATGGCATTGTCCCGCGCCGAGCTGAGCGCCATCATGGTTTCGGTTCGAGCCAGCATTTCGCCGCGGAACATCAGGTTTCGGTCGTTCAGCCGCGAAATCATCTTCTGCAGCATCTCCGGAGTGACGGGCCGCTCGTCTCGTATGGCGGCCAAGACTGTCCGGTCAAAGCGCCGGTCCCGCGTCTTCAGTTCCAGATACTGCCTCATGAGCTTTGCATCGCCGGATGCAAGGTTCACCCTCGCCCGCTCGATGAACTCAATCTGATGGGCAGTTAGCCCAATGACACCACCTTCTCGCCGTCCGGTGACACGGTTCTGCCGTCCGATGACGTCGAGGGCGGTGGCGCGAGGGTTCAGGCCACGAGCAAGCCCATATTCAAGCGCCTGGCGCACTCCCTGCCGCTGATCCTCAGTGATGTGCGTAACCATCGAGGAGGAAAGTTCCCGAAGGATGCGTTCCGCCTCCGGGTTGCGAACACCGAAGCGCCAGACGACGCGGGCACCGTCCGGCCCCTTAGTCGGAAGCTCCTCGACCATATTGATGCCGCCGGCATTGAACGCCTCCTGCAGTGCAATCTCCAAGGTGGAGAACGCCTCCCGATCAAGCTCCATGGCTTCGACGGCGCCGAGGATGTCGCCGCGCTCCAGACGCTCTATCACGCGGGCAAGCACGATACTCGACTTGATCGCCTCTATGCTCTCGCGGAAAGCTGCGGCAACCCGCGGCTCGTACGTGTCGAGCAGTTCATCGAAGGTCATGCGAGGCGACCCTGCACGATGTGGACCACATCCGTGACCCCGTCATATCGGTTCGGATCACCGTTTATGATGCGGAACGTCTTGCCGTTGGCGGTGACGGTGTCGCCGGGGCTGGGCACGATCGCGAGGCCGACACTGCTGATGTAAATCTGGACGTCGCCGGCGAGGATCACCGTCCCGTCGATCTCGTTCGCCAGGTAAGTCATGGGCACGAGCTTGGCCGGGTAGTCGAAAGGCTGCGGCTCACCGCCCTCTACAGGGTCAGGAGCGCTGAAGCGGGTTACCGTGCCGGATTGCCCGTATGAGCTAATAAGCCGATGGGCAGTCGCCTGTAGCCGGGCATAGAGGCGATTGGACATTGGACCCCGCGATCGAGCGGCCCATTGATGAGCCGCCCTTATCTAATTTGACACTTACTGTCTGAACTCTGGTGACGCGCGATCCAGCAATTGAGGTAGTTGAAGTGCCCTGTTCCTCAGGATCGATGCGTCCGGCACAATCTGTTGTGTTGCCGGCACACGATTGCTTGGCGCCGGTCTCCTGGCTCTAGACTTCTGCCCTGAACTGGGTGGGCGCGCCGACGGTGCCGAAGGCTGGTTGACTACGAACACCAGTTGCGGTCCAGCGGGTGGCGCAGGAGGCGTGAACTGGAAATCTACGGTGCGAATGGTGGTTCTTTTTCCAGCTATACCACCGCCCACAGTCCATCTTCCATCTTCGAAGTCGGCGCCTATTCCGCCGCCGAACGTAATCGTTACTCTAACTGAATACGAAAAGCCGGTGAGCTGCTTCCCAGTCGACGAGGAGACCTGATCGACCCATTCTCGCAGGCGGAAGTCACTCGGAGTAACCACCAACATTCTCTGCGACCCAACACGTTCGCAGGCTTCGGTGTCATTCCCGACGACAAAGACGTAGTCAGCCTTAGCGTTGCGCCACCCCTCCTTGTCAGCGTCTGCGTCGGCCCTGTAAACAAGGCTATCCACACCGGCCGGGGATATCCATCTAAGTGGATTTGCACTGCCACTCACATAGGAAGTTGTATTCTGCGTGATGGTGTATCCTGCTGTCCAACCGGCGAAGTTCAGACGTTCGGGTTGAGTGTACWCGGCGAATGCCTTGACGATTTCGCACTCGATCATATCAGCGATTAGATTGATGCTGTCCGGCTTATGGTCGGGCAAGTCTTGAAGCGTGCTGCAACTCGTTAGCAGTATTATCCCAAGGATTGAATGGATTTTTACTCTCATTTCCGGCCCCCTCTTTGCCAGGCCGAAACGTAACGCCTAAAACCAGTAGTCGTCCATAAATCAAACTATCTACAGTAGAAACTCTCGCGCAGACTGTTGCACTGCTTCCTTCAACCTTACACCACCAGCACGCCCGGCAGGCACGGCACGAGGAACGGCCACAGCATGCCCTCGATCGCCGTCGCCACCGGAGTGGCGAGCGCGACGACATCGTCTATGTCCGTTGAAGTGGAAGTTGAATACTCGACCTCAAGCTGGCCAACCTTCTCGCGTTTCACCGTCGAGGAACCTGTCACCACCGGTGACAGGCTGCCGGGGTTGGTCAGTTCCAGCCATGCCGCCTCGTAGGAGGCGGTGACGATCGCCTCCGGCACTTGGTCGGCCGGGATCGCCTCTCCCCACTGTGTGGTAGCACCAGTGCGAGGCCATGCCCTTTCCTGCTGGAATCCTCCGGTGCGCTGGCCGCTGAAACGCGGCTCATACCGATCGATCACCAGAGCGCCGCGCTGGCGTGCCGCCGCGATCTGGGCATCGGTCGTTCCCTCGGGAATGACATAGCCGGCGGCTGCCGCGTAAGCCGTAAAGCCTTCGTTGGTACCGTATCCGGCCATGTCGTTCTCCTGGGATGAAGTCGGCCCGGCAGCGAACTGCCGGGTTTCTATATCAGGGCTGAGTTGCCAGATCTTCGAGGGCCGCGACGATCTCGTCCTTGGTGGCCGGGGTCTTTTCGCCGAGCAGCTTCTTGGCAGCCGACTTAAAGGACATAAACTGCACGTTCTGGTCCTTCGCCATTTCCAGGACTTCGAGCGCCGTCTTGGGGCTTTCGGATTCCTGGCTGCTGGCCGCCTTCGAGGAAGCCCCCTCGATCTTGAGGAACGGCAGGCGCTTGGCTTGCTCCAGCTCCTTCCCTTCAAGCTCGACGTCGCGGGATTTTCCCGGCTGGATGAAGACCGCCCGCCCTTTCGAGCGGACGCCCTGCACGGCCTTGCTGTTGTTGGTGACCTTCATGGATCAGTCCTCCTGTCAGGCCGGCGGCGCGGTGATTTCGTCCACGTAGGCGGCAGCACCGGGCAGACGCCATTCGGTGCCGCCGGTACGGGCGATGATGCCGGTTTCGAAGCCCATGATGGACTTCTGGCGCGGCTGCAGCACCCGGCGCGGCATCGGCAGGTGGAAGCGGAGAACTTCCGTGTCCCGACGATAGACGACCATGCGGCCACCTCCGTCCTGGGATGCCGTCGCGAGTTCGCGCAGCGGCTGGATGTCAAGCGCCTGCCCGGTTTCCGCCGTATAGACGTTGTTGCGGCGGATATACTCCAGGAGGGTCAGGAGCCCGTCGCCCTGGCCGAGCCGGCGCGTGGCGATGATACGGAACGCTTCCGGAGGCAGGCGAAGGCTGTCCACCCACTCCACCTCGGAGGTGTTCTCGCGGACGCTGGAGATCGCGCCGTTGATATCGGCGAGGATCTCGTCATTGCTCTTGTCGGCCCAGAAGGTGGAGCCACCAGAGCTTGCCGCCGCATCAACCCGCGAGATGCCGGGGTCGTTGACGAAGCCGGTCCAATTCTTCTCGGTGGAGCCGGCCATGGCAATCGAGTTGAGCAGCCTCTCGACCTTATCGGATGCCGACATGGCCTTGGTGCCATTCAGGTCGATGCCGTAGAGCGCCGCCTGATTGATCTCCTCGATGTTCCACTCCCAGCCCGAGCCGATCATCGCGAAGTCATGGCTCGCCATGTCCTTCGTGAGCTGGTTGAACGGCATATCGGTACCGGAACCGGAGAGGAACTTTGCCTCGCCMGCGGTATCGACGGTGAAGAAGGTGGTTCCGATCGCCCAGGCGTTGCCTTCCGTCACGACGGGCACATGGGCGCCGTAGTTGAAGGTCGGATAACGCCGCTGGTAGATGCGGGTCTCGATGTTGCGCCCCTGCGCGATCACGAAGGGCATCGCGGCCTGCGCGTCGGCGAAAGGCTGACGGATGATCTGGTTCATGGTGCTTGATCCTTTCGCGATCGGTTAGGCGGCGGGTGCCGGCGTCACCGGACGGAGACGGACGGAGATTTCGACAATGTCGCCATCGCCGCCGGAGGTTTCGAAGAAGGTATCCGGCAGAGGGCCGATGATGTTGGCACCAGCAGCGGCGACATATCGCCGGTTGGTGGTGTTGTAGAACACATCGGCGCCATCGGTGACCGCGCCGCCGGCCGTGACGTACATCGTGCCCATGGTCATGAAGGCGCCGGTGAAATACTGCGGATAGCCATCCGGCAGGGTCGTGCTCGGCGGTACAGCCGGATTGAGCACGGAGATGCCCAGGAACTCGCCGGCAGCCATGACGACGACGCCATGGTCACCAGCGCCGCGCTGAACGGGCGTGCCGAAGGCGATGCCGCCGGCGGTTTCAACCGTGCGGCTGATCTTGTTGCACTTCTCCTCGGAAGCGATCTGACCGTGTAGGCCCTTCGGAGGAGCGTTCGTATAGGTGGTCTGGTAAGTCGCCATCGTAGCGTCCTCCTCAGTTGACCGTTGCGGAAGTCTTGCCCGCCTGCATGTCGGCGACCATCTGCGCGTAAGCGTCGGTGGCGGCCTTGTCGGCGTCGTTGGCGGGGGTGAGGCCATCCTTCACCACATTGGCGAAAGGATCGGGATTGCCGGCCTTCTTTGCGTCCTCGACGAGGATGTCGAAGCGARCATCGATGTAGGCGTCGGCCTTGTCGGCCACGGCTGCATCGCCAAGCTTGGCGGCAACGACGGCCTTGCGAATGCCGGCATCGGTCAGGCCTTCCGTCTTCACGTCCTTGGCGATGGACTTCGCCACGGCAATCAGGTCGGCTCGGGCCTGAACGCGCTTGTCGAGATCAGCATCCGACAGGATCTTGCCCTTGAGGCTGTCGATCTCGGCATCCTTCTTGGCGAGGTCCGCATCCTTTGCGGCGATTGCCGTCTGATGCGCGGTCTCGGCGTCGGTGAACTTCTTGTTGGCATCGGCAAGCCGCGTCTGCAGCGTGGCGATGACCGTGGCGCCCTGGTCGGTCACCTCGACCGGGATTCCATCGACGGTTACCGTCTTCAGGGTCATGTCCTTCTCCTTCGGTTGGGACTTGTCTCCGATTTTCAAATGCGAACCGCCCCTGGCAGCGGAGACGACCGCCAGGTGGTTCATGCGAAGGGATGTCTGGATCGCGTCGTACTGCTCGCCCGAAGGCGTGACGCCGTCCTGAAACTTGAGCTCGGTCGAGTAGCCCATCGAGAGCTCGCGCTTGCCGCCCTCGACCTTGGCGATTGCATTCTTGTCCATGAGGACGAGAGGCACGCGGACGAATTCACCGTCGCGCACTACCTCCCCGCCGGTCTGGCCGACTGAGTGCTGTTTCCAGTTGTCGGCGGTAACCATCTCGGAGGGGTGATCGTCAGTCACCGGCCGGTAGGCGTAGGAGTGCATCGCATCCTTTGCGAAGACCTCATCTTCCGGTCGGTAGACGCGCACCACTGCCTTGTCGCGCAGGCCGTGCTTGTTCTCGGGGTCAACCTCGGGGCCGGTGTAAAGCTGGATGCCTGTACGGGCCACGCGGGCGTCGGCAACAAGGTATCCATCCTGGGTACGGCGGAGGCCGTCCAGGGTCACAGTGTCGAAAAGCTGCATGGCTATTCCTCGCTGACGCCCGATTTCCAGTTGTCGTTGACTTCCTCGAACACCTCCGGCCCAAGCTCGATCTTGCCCCGGTACGGCTCAACCATGTCGATATCGACCTCGCCCGGTTCATAGGTGATCGTGATGTGCGGGGCGTACTCGGGATAGCTGGTCTCGGCGCCGATGCGCTTCAGCTCCTGGTGACGCCACGACAGTGAGGCAGACGAGAACTCGAGCACGACCGCGCCGCCGTCAAAGCGGGACACCACACGGGGACCACCGGGCGGGATGAGCAGCGTGCCATCCTCGTTCCAGTAGTCTTGACCGGCCTTCATCCAATCGACCGGTGTGCGGGAATAGATCACCGTCACATGCAGGTCGTCGGCCGGCAGCGTGGTCGAGAACCCCTGCCCCTTTGCCCATTCGATGATCTCGGCTGCGTTGAGCACCTTCCGGGACACGTAAAGCGACCGCGGCGCAGCGTCGGCGGTGGGCTGCTGGCGACGGCCAGCGTTCGCCTCCTGTGAGGCTGCTGCGGCGGCGATCTCCTCTTCGGAAGGCTCTTGTTCCTCGATCAGCCCGTACTCTTCCACGGCGGCAGCGAGGCCCGGAAGATTGCCGTCTTCCTCAATCCGGGAGATCAGTGCCTTCGATACCGCCTCACGGGTGATAAGCTCCTGACCGGCAGCCGTGCCGACAATCGCGCGGGCTGCCTCGGCGTTTATTTTGAAGACCTCAGCCCGCTCCTTTTCCGTCTGGGTATAGAGCGGCGCCCACTCGTAATAGACGGCCGGGTCTCGCTTGCCGGTGGCCGAGCGGATGCAGATCTCATCGAACCGCCAGAGCGCCGGAGAAAGCATGTTCCGCTGGTCGGCGCTGATCTTGTCATAGTAGTTCTTGAGCGTGACCTCGCCATTCGATCCGAGACCGGAAGGAGCATCCTGCAGGAAGCGGACAAGCGGGATATCCGCCGCGCCGGCAGCCACCTGAAGGTATTGCCTCAGAAGCTCCGGGAACTGCCCGAAGTTGATGGTCTTCTGCTCCCACTTTTCGCCGTCCGTACCGTCCCCTTCCAGCAGGAGCATATTGAACATGCTCTTGAGGGTGTTGGCATATGTGAAGCGATCGGTGAGCTTCTTCGTCGTGGTCTCGTTCTGAAGATACTTCGACAGGCCAGGGATGTAGATCACATCCGTCTTCGCTTCCGGGATGAGCGAGGCCGTATGCTCCTGCGAGGATGCCGCGTTCTGCAAGGCGTCGTAGACGATCTGCAGGACACTATCGCCCCACACCTCGGTTTCAGCCAGGTTCTTGTCGAGGATCGGCGCACCGACAAAGCGGATCACTCTGGATGGGTGAATATCGACCTGCTGCCCGTTCGAACCGTTGACCCGCCACATGGCGGGCTCGCCATAGTAGGGCGACGTCACATCCCGGTTGATGTCGGTATAGCTCACCTGATCCCGGCCGAGCACATGCACATACTTCAGCGCATCCTTTCCGACCCGCTCAAAGACAAGCTCCTGATCAGGGCTTCCGACATCAACACCAAGGACGAGGACCGAACCGCCGCGAAGGCGAGCAAGCTGCATAGCTTCATTGACTTTGGCCTGAATGTTGATCTGCGGCGCGCGCTCGATCTTCTCGATCGCCTCGACGACCGCCTCGTCTGCTTTCCACTCGCGCCACTCGCGGGTCATATCATCGGGGATGATGTCCACGACCTTGCGAGCCAYCCAGTCGGACCGGTGCATCGCGTTGAGCTGTTGCGGATCAACCGGCGCGAAGGCGAAGACGGTCGCAACCTTCTTATCCTTCGCCGTGCCCAGGCCGCTGACGAGGTTCTGTAATCGGTCAAACAGCAGCATCAAACGACATCCAGCATTCCGTAGTTGAAACCGATATTCACGTTGTCAGCCGCGATCACAGCATCAGCCAGGTTGTGAGATTTCACGCCCAAGTCCTTCTTGAGCTTCAGCTTTGGCACGACGCGCTTCTTGCCTTCGGTCTCGACCCACCAGGGTACGCAAAGCTCAGTGAAGAGAGCGTCGAGCTTTTCTTTGCCCATGGATGACGAGAACGACAGGACGTCCTCCGGCCTGATTGGTTGACCCCGCGTCACTGCGTTGAAGGTGAGCATCGCCCGGCGGGCAGTGTTCGCCCAGGCCTGCGCCTTCAGGTTCAGGTACTCATCCTTGTTGAGCGGGCTATTGCTGTTATGAGGGTCGCTCGGCTTGTCGGCATCCATGACCGCGCCGCCAGCGTGGAAGGCGAAGTGCTCGACCTCCGCGCCGTTCTCCTGGTTCTGCTCGTCGATGTAGCCGCCGACAAAGGCACCTACCCCGATCGTGTCGTAGGATACCGTCGCGCCGGCGTTCTTTGCCTTGGCCCAAACCCGTTTGGCATTCTGGACCAGTTCGTCTTTCCCTGACGCCCAATCCTCAGCGTCGGTGAAGACGCCATCGATCTTGTCGGCCGTGGCGCTCTTGTCCTCGCCATCGTCTGCAGGGTCGAAGCCGATGATGTTCCGGYCGGTCAGTTCGAACTTGAGCACCTTATGGGCATCGACACAGGCGTCGAGCCACCGGCGCTTGAAGATCGAAAGCTCGCTGTCGCCCAGCGGTACGCCCCCATAGATGTGTTCGAACATCTCGGGGTCGCGCTCTTTCATCGCGGCGATGTCGCGCTTTGCCTTCTCCGAAAGGAACGGGTTTTCCGTATAGTTGATCTGGTGCACGACGCAGTGCGGCGGCGTGTTGATGACGAAGTTCTTCCACACGTAATCGGTGGTCATCTTCGGGTTGAAGAGCAGGATAGCGAGACTGTCTTCCTTGCGGATGGTCGGCGCGATGACCGACCACTGCTCCTCTGTGAGCTTCTCCGCCTCTTCCACCCAGAGGATGTCGATATCGGACGTTCCCTTGATTTCCTCAAGGTTGCGCTCGATCCCGTAGAATATGAACTCCGCACCGGTGGCGATGTGGATGATTGTCGTCTTCTGGACGTCGAACGATGCCTTGAGGCCGAGGTGCCCAATCRCCCATTTCAGTTCGGTGTAGACCGATTCCTGAATGCGGTTCTGAAATCGACGGATGCATAGCACACGCATCTTGACCCGGACGTGGTCCACGAGCCGGACCAACTGGCAAGCGGTGTCCCTCGTCTTCGAACTCGACCGGCCGCCGTGCAGCACAGCGATATCATTTTCTCCGAAGAAGACCTTCTCCCAGAAGTCGAAAAGCGCCGGGTTTGTTAGGGTTGCGGCGGCAATCAGCCCTTCGTCTCTTGCCGCAGTACCTCGCGCCATGTCCGGTTCTCTGTCTGGATCGGTCCGCCGCCTGGGCCGGTGAGTTCCCGCTTGTTGGTGTAAGCGTTGCCGACTTCCTCAGCCGCCTGCTTCAGCAGCGAAGATGCCAGCACCATGTTGCCCTGGGTCTCTGCCTTCTCGGCCATGCGCTGGAGAGCGCGCAATCTCACCGCCCGGTGACTTATGGCAATGGAAGCAGTGTCTTCGAGGAAGGTCTTGCGAGTTTCCTCGAAGAGCACTCTCCACTTTGGCGCCAAGCCCGACGCCGCCTTCTTGTTGGGGTCATGGCTTTCAACGAGTTGGCGGCTAACCTCGACACCGAATTCCTTCTTGACCGCAGCAGCGACAATAGACGGGCTATCGAAGCACGCGAGCGCTTGCACGATGTAGGTCTTCACCTCATCCGTTAGCTTTGCTTTAGCCATTGGTGCGTCAAATTCCGGTCAAATTCATCTAGGGGGTACGGAATGGAATTTTGGGCTGTCGTAGGCGCGGCGGATTCGCGCAAGTCTTCAACTATCCGGGCGCTAACAGGGGCATACGCTTCGGGCCGCGTTTGGGACGTGCAGGTCCATGGGAGCGCCAGCAAGGTCTATGTCGAGACCAGCGCACCGCAGGAGCCTCCTCAKAAGACACCAGCAACGATCGTCAGCAAGGTGAACGGCACGAATRCATCCCACCTCTTGATCGCGCTTAGACACGTGGGCGTGAAGGGAATGATGCACGATGCGGACTACTACATCTCGCACTTCATTGCCGCCGGCTGGCACTGCAAGGGTATTCTCATCAACTCCACGGAGCCGCGAAGTGCTCCCTTGGCGACAAGGTACCCGACCCTAGTAGATTATGCGCCAAGCCTGTCCGCGCCCTTCGCGCCTTCGAACTCGATAGCGGACGTGGTTCGGTCCAAATGGGGTCTTTAGGCGACCTTTAGCTGACACGTCCCGCACACATGGCCTATGCTGGCCCGCGATATCTCCGGCGGCCGGTTGGCCGCGTCTACCAGGGCGCGGACATTTGCAGCGTCTGCACCATAGCGACGGACGACGCCGACGAACTCTTCCACATCGTGTCCGCGGATGGTGAATGCCGGGAGCCCGGACATCTTGCGGAACTTCGGGACGCCGAAAGCATCGCGCTCCTGCCCTGCATGGTATAGCTCGTGCTCGACCAGCGCGCAGAACTCTGCATCCGAACAGGTCGAGGCGTAGTGGGCATCGAAGGTCAGCAGGAAATCCGGCACGTCGCCGAACCACTGCTGTAACTGAAGCTCAGTCCTCGCGCGCGACCATTTGCCGGCCGGCGGCAATCCCATCTCACACTGACCGACGATCCGGCGGCCATGTCTCCCATTGGGGACATTCGTCCACAAGGCGCCGATCGAAGCAAAGCGGAGATGCGCGTGATCCTCGTTCAGGAGGTCGGCGTCATCATCTATGAAAGTTGACCGTGCCCACTCTACCAGGTCGAGCGCGGGCTCGAACCTGATGGACGTGTCCTCGATCATGTCTTCTGGCGGAAAAGGGCGTTTCGGCATGTCGGCCATTACCGGTTCTTGCCTTTCTTCTCATCCCGTGCGTTGATTTGCGTGGGCACGGATAAATTTTGGGGATGAGAATGCCAAAGATGGTGGTGGCTAAGCGCCGGAACCTTATGGGCGAACTGGAGGACTGCAGCATCCATGATGCGCTGTACCGTCCGAAATCCATTTTCGTGTGCGCCGAATGCGGCAGGTACGTCAGACCCTATAGCGATGGCCCGCGCTTCAAGCATATGACAGTGTCGCCAACGTGCAGCTACTCAAGACGAAGGCGGCAAAAGGCACGTTAGAATCATGCAGCCCTAAATCTGACCGGGCATTGTAACCTTGGGGGGACAATATGAAGTTAGTCAAACTGACATACTCAGCGAACAATGATCCGCCAGTATACATCAATCCGGCCTATGTCGTCGCGGTCCGGGCAAATGGAAGCCACACCATGATACAGTTCGCTTCATCAGGTTCCGATGGAGCGCTGTCGTCATACTTGGTACGCGAACCGCTTGACGCAGTAGTTGAGTTGCTTACGTCAAGCTGAGGTCTTAGCCGCTAAAACTTCTCTGAAAATCCCGCCACCAAACCGTGGCGGGTCGAAACTTCGAGGCTGGGGCTTCCCCACTCCGCGCCGTAGACCGGTATGTTGACCCGTTCGCGCCTCGCTATCAGGCTTGTGACCCTCGCATCGTCGTAGAGGCGTCAATGCCTGCCGGCTATCGTTGTCCCTCGCACCCGGATTGCCGGAGACGGTATGGAGGTAAGCCGGGGTGTGTGCCGGCGCTGGTGAACTGGTGCCGGGCTACCCTCCCGGCTTGGCCGACGGCACTGGTTGCGTATCCAGCGCTTCATAAGGTCGGGGCGCGTCGGCTTCCCCTTGTATTTGGTTGCGGCCGCGGAGTTGAACCGCCTGATCCTGCTTATGAGACAGGTGAGCGCACCGGCGCTTTTAACCGCATTAACTCTTCAAAACGAGAAACCCGCCGCACTAGGCGACGGGCTTGGGACGATGCACCACGAGAACGGAGCCGATACGGTGGTGCTCTGGTTGGCTCCGCGTACTTGGCAAACTAATGCGACCTTCGCCCACATGTTCCTTTTCGGGGCATTCACCTATTATTGCCCGATGAAACACTCAGACCGACGAGCCTTTGTTATCTTGTTCGCGTTCGCCGCAATCGTCTGCGCGCTGGTCTATGCCACTTCAGCCTGGATGACGGACAGCGGCGGAGATGTAGACACGAAGAGCAGCGTGACTGCCCCTCCGGCGTGACCCGACGGGGCTGAGCATGAACTGGATTAAGGGCACATTTCTGCTGATGGGCGGGAGGCGGATGATCTCCCAGCTTGGCCGTCGAGTATTCCCTTTCCTCATAGGAAGGTCCGACCGTACGCCAAATCACGCTGCGGAATATAGGTGATTTGCGCTCAGGCGACAAGCCTCCATCTCCTTGTCCATCTCCTTCAATTCATTGAGGATCGACAAAACATGTTGACGGCTGGCAGGTGACAAACCGTCGATTGCCGTCTCTGCCAGAATTCGAAGCGGCATCTTCTTCCGCTTTCCTTTTGGGAATATCAGGCCGAGCTTTTTGTTCAGCGCGTTGCGCCGGTACGACTGAGCTTTGGCGAGCCGCTCCTCGCGCTCCTGCTCCCATATCTTCTGCTTTTCGAAGTCTGCCAGCATCAAGCCGCCGATGTCGGTATCCTTAAAGGCGATCGGGCCGCGGTCCGGCGACGGGCGCATGAAGCACATGACCCCTTCGACACCCCTCACCTTCTCGAAATCGCGCTGGTGGATGTTCACGAAGGCATACCCGACGAGGAGCGGAAAGCGTTTCTCGCGCATCTTGTTCGTGCGCTGGTGCTGGGTGATGGCCCAGAAGGACGGCATGTAAACGTCAATCCCCTCATTCCGGAGATTGCGCTCGACGATGCTCTCGCCCTTGCGGCGCTCGCGTGTGGCCTTCTGCTCTTCCGTCTCGTCGTTCGCCGGCTCCAGGATACGCGCCATCCGCTGAGAGCCGGGCACAGTCCGGACAGCATACCAATTCGTTTCCGCCATTTTCATACCCTCGTATTCGAGCCGCCGCTCGGTGTCAGTTCGCTTTGCTCATGTCGGCATAAACGCCGAGATGCTCTTCGGTCTTCTGGAAGTAAATCTGCTGGAGCCGCTCATTCGGCTTGAACTCTGGAATCAGATCCGCGCGACCGCCGAGGGCCTCGAACTCCATGTGTGGGAACGGCACCYAGCTCACCGGGTCCTTGCCTTCATGCCAATCCGGATAGCCGAAGGCGTAAGCCTTGCCGCATTCCTCGCAGTTGTTCATGGCGAAGCTGACGGTCTTGTTCAGGCCGCCACACCAGGGGCAGCAGGCGCCATCCGCGAAGCACGAGACCGGCTGAGGAAGCCGGCGTAGCGCCTTGCTGAATTCTTCCATGTCGCTCATCTCGCTGCCTCCATAATCGCCTCGGCAACCGCCGCGGCCTTCTTTGGATCGTACCGGCCCATCTGGAGCCTCCGGGTATAGCCGCAGCAATCGCACATGGGCTCGTGATCGCCCTTCCAATCGCCCGACAGCCAGGCCTTGATCGTTTTCGCCTTCCGCGTCTCGTAGGCACCGCAGACGCAACGGACGACCCAATTGGCGCCGTTCGTGGTTACGATGTCAGCAGCGATGCCCAGGACGGTGAAGCGGCCGAATTTGGTTCCCTTCAGGTCTAGGAACGTGGACTGGCCCAGCTCCTGCACCGTCGGCCGCCTGACCGCGATTGGGTCATTCGTGTGGATCTTGTCCTTGTTCGGCGGTGACCACTCGAAATGCTCTCCCCTCGCCGCTACGCGGCCGGCAACCTTGTCACCTGGGAGAAGCGGGGCCACCGAGTACAGGTCTATGCGAGCGAGCCGGGTCATTCGATCCAACCCTTCCGCAGCGCCTTGGCAACGAGGCCAACTGTGTTTCCAGCGTCGAGCGCATGGATAGCCCGCTGGACGTCGTTGGTGACCTGGTTGATTGTGAGCTTGAGTTCGCCGGCCACTGCCTTTGCCGGCTTGCCGGTCGATAGGCCGTCGATCACCTGGAGCTGGCGTCTCGTCAATCCGATGATCTCGGTCTCGGGCGGTAAAGCAATCATGTGAAGCTCCTTTCGGAACGCGCCAGTTCGGCGGCGATGTATTCTTCTCGGGATTGGGGTTTCTGCAGGTGAGCTAAGCCGTTCGGCTTCGGAGGCGGCTTCTCGGGAGGTTTGGCAGGCCGGTCTTTCCAGCGGTCCTCAGACAGCCACTTCACCGGGTTGCACCACTGGCGATCGTCGGTCTTGGCCGCATAGGCTCGGGCACCGGCGAGGATTTCCTCGAGGCCGGCGCGCTTTAGGGCTTTGGAAAAGGCCGATCGGGCCGCAGGCTCTCCGACCTTGTTGGGGTAGATTTCCCAAAACTGTTCAAACCCGGAAGAAGGTTCGGGCGCGCGCGCGTCTTCCGAAGGAAGTCTGGTTATGGTTTCTGGAAGATGCTGTGGCGAACGCATAGCATTTGCTAGGCGCGCTTCTTTATCTTTCAATGCCTTAGCTCTTCCACCCTCCGCCCCTGCGGCGCTTCTCGATTGAGATTTACTCTCGCTTTTTTGAAGCTCTTTCGTAAGGCGGTTATGCCAGATGGCCTCACCGTCCACCTCGAAGAACGGCATGAGATCGTCTGCGATCGCCTTCCATTTCTTCACCGACATACGGGCGACACGGGCAAGCTTGGCCTCGTCGGCAGGCAGTTTCCCGCCGGCATTCCACATTGCCATCAGCAGCAGCATGTAAGCGCCGATCTGCTCGGTGCTCAGATGCAGGGTGTCACCGATGAAATCGGAGACGTAGAGCTGCATGAAGGGGCGTTCGCTCATTGGAACGCCTCCATGATGATCAGTTTCCTTGCCTTGGAGACGCCGCAGAACTTCCACCCCGCCTTGCGGAAGCAATAGCCCCAGACTGGATTGCCACGAACAATAGTCGGTGGGACGGAATAGGTGTCGATGTAGGTGAACAGGCGCTCGCCCGGCCACCGCTGCCAGGCTGCCGCCATAGCTGCTCGAAGGAGATCGCTGGCGAGTTCCTTGCTCTCGTTGCGGAAGACGGCACAGTTGACGCCTTCCTGCCCGTCAGCGCTCTTGAACTTCCGCCAGACACAGAGCGCTCGCGCATCGGCCGTCAACAAAACCAACTTTTCGCCTGGGCCGACGAAGATTTTCGGCTTGCGACCGTCAGCATAGATGTACCGGCTGTAGTGGCGATCGAAGATGGAACGAGCAGTGTCATTACCGTCCTTCACCTCCATCCAACCATCACCTATCAAGAACGGCTGCTCGCTCATGCTGCCCTCCTGACGATGCCGAGGTCTTCAAGCAGCCGGATAGGTTCGTCCCGGCCATGCGTAACGAAGAAGGGTATGCCGCGGTCGGTGCAGAGCGCCTGAAACTCGCGCTGCGGCTGGGTGAGCTTGCCTACCTCGGTCTTGAGTTCGAGATAGCCGTGAATGCCCGGACCGATGATGATCAGGTCCGGCAGGCCCTTGGTGAGGCCATACTGCCCCATGCTCCCCATGTTCGGGATCGTGGCCACCAGCGTTCCCGGCAGACCGAGAGCCTTCCAGTGTGCGACGACGGCTTTGTGGATTTGGGATTCCTTCATGCCGGCCTCCTGGCTCGGATCTCGCGCAGCTCGGCGCGGATACGGGCGTTGTGCCGGTTCCGAAGCTCTATCAGACGTTCCTTGTTCGCCTTCCGGTATTCCCTCTGGTAGTCGCTGCGGGAGGATTTTCCCTTTTCCTCATGGATGCGCTCCATCTCAGCATTGATGAGCCGGTCTGCCTCGTGCTCAGGAATGCCGAGGGCTTCGCTGATGGCGATCGTGTCGGGGCCAAAGAGGGCGTAGGCTTCGGAGAATGTCACGCGATAGCCCTCCCGTTGAAAGGAGTAGCGAGACGCGCACCGGCCCTCTTGAACGAAAAAACGAGAGACCACAAATCGAATATCGGCGCTGAGCCACAGCGCTTTCCTTGTTGATCACCAACGTTTTCAGTGAGGTAGAAATGATCGCGAAGATGTTCGACAGACCCGTCTACTTGAAAGAACGACGAGATCTGGTTCGAGAGATAAACTGCGTCGAAGATGCCATCGACTTTCTGGAGGATTGGCCGGAGCCGGATAAAGACCTCGACCATGAGGCCGCGCTTCGAACCTGCTACATGGCCCAAGACGGCCTGAAGCCGCTCCGGGTAGCTCGTGACGCGATCCGCGCCTTCGGAGCCAAGAAGGGTATCCTCATGAAGGCTCCGGCAGTCCGGCCGTGGATGATCAACCGCCAGTCCGGCGGTGGCCACGTTATCTTCTAAGCGATCGAGCGAGTTGGAGAGGCTGCAACCGCGGCCTCTCTGTTTGCGAGCGCTTGAGTTCCCGAAAATACCGCTCATGCTGCCACCTCGCGATAAGCGGCATAGTCCTCAGGACGTTCGAGCCTCTTCCGGCAGGGAGCTATCCAGCGCTGTCGCGTGTCCGTCTGACCTTTGACCCAGACGACCCAGGAGTATGCGGTCGCGCTGGACGCCTCTGGGTCCACGCGCCCTTTGACCATGGCAACGCGTTCGCAGAACTGTAGAACGAGCGCCGGCGGGTTATCGCGGAAAAGCTGCTCGTAGCGGCCAATACCTTCCAGAAAGGCCGAGCGCACAATAATCGCGCAACCTACTCGGCTCGTCTCCAGAGCACGCTCTACGAAACGATCGGCCAACGTGAACGGCGGGTTTGTGATCGTCCAATCCACCTGCTCTATCTGGTAGGGAAACAAGAAATCTTCGATCGCCCAGCCATAACCGTAGTCGGCGATGTCGCTAGCCTTCACCTCGGCGAAGTATTCGCGAAGTGGGCGGACCATGTAACCTCGGTTAGCCGCCGGCTCGCGGACGGTCTTTGCGGAAAGATCGTGACCGTGCTCCTTCAATGCTTCGCAGAGTGCACGCGTAGCCCATGGAGGAGTAGGAAAGTCGTCGAGCGATCTCTTTGGCTCGCTGCGCTGCTGCATCACGGCAGAGGAGGTGTTCTGGCTCATGCTGCCTCCCCTCCCCGATTTCTCCGCTCAAGCGCCTTCAGGTACGCGCCCTTGATCTCCTCGAACCGGGCGATGTCGTATTCCTTGGTGGCGATCTCGGTTTCAGGACGCGGGCGTTTAGAGCCGTGGCCATGGTCTTCAAGCCAGGTCTTGGCACTGGCAATGCGGCTTTCGAGCCATGCGATCATTTCGGAAGGGTCGGTCATTCGGCTGCCTCCATCATCCGAACAAGGCGAGCTGCGCCGGCGGAGCCTCGCGAGGCAAGCCGAGTTGCAAGAGTGCGGAGCGCATACGCTGCTTGAAGTGGGACAACTCCGTTTCCGAGCATGCGAAGTCGGTCCACGCGGCCAATGTCCAACCTGGAGGCCAGCCCATCAGCCACTCGACGAAAAGCGGGTTCAAGCTCCGGCGCGGCCGCGAGTGCGCTTCGCCAACCGTCGAGGTCGTTAGGTCCAGGTGGGAACAAAGTTGATCCGCCTGACCATTCATCAACAACTCGTTGTCTCGATCGCCGCTGCGGGACTTCCTGCCACCCTGCACGTCCGCAACCGATGGCGTGGACCACATCAAAGCTTCCGCTTGTTGCTCGATCGCCGGTGGGCTGCTCTGCCCCCCTTCCGCAAACGGACGCATGGCCTTCTCGCTCTTCCGATGCACTTGCGTCGGCGTGGACCAAAGCTTCGCGACCTCGTTCAACGGCCGGCTGTTGCTGCCGAAGCGTTCGTCTGTCGCTCCTTTCCAGTCCCTCGCCGAAGGCGTCGGCCTGGCCGACGCCTCCCACATCAGGATCGCGTCGTTCAGAGTGACACCATCGTGATGCTTGCTGTCCGGATTCGATCGGCCTGACGTGCGGTTCCGCGCTCCGAAGCTGTCGGTCACTACAGCCGTCGGCCACTGCGAGGATGATGATGCGTTCGCGCTGGTGGCTCGCGCCGACTTCTGCCGCCGTGAACAATCCTCCCTCAACCTCGAAACCAAGCTTGTGAAGGTCTCGGAATACGCGCTGCGCGCCAGCGATTTCGTCAGCTCCCGCGGCGAGCATCCCACCGACGTTCTCGATGACGACGAACCAAGCTCTGGATTGGACGATGATGCGGCGAGCCGTGGACCAGAGGTCGCGGGCGTCGTGGCTACCTTGCTTCCGRCCGGCGAGACTATGAGGCTGGCACGGGATGCCACCAATGAGGCCGTCAACTGCGCCACGCCATGCGCGGCCGTCGAAGGTTCGGGCATCGCTCCACACAGGAGCCGGATGAAGGAGGCCTTGTTCCATCGCTGCCACCAATGTCGCGACTGCGAAGGCTTCCCTCTCCACCATACAGACTGTTCGAGCGCTCTGAATTGCCAGCTCGACGCCGAGATCAAGCCCGGCTCCTCCGGTGCAGATGGAGAGGATGTTGAGGTGTTCGGGACGTAGAGCCACATTCAATCCTCGTCCCTAAGCTCTGGAGCCAGCCAGTATGCGAGCTGCTTCGATGAGCGCATGAGCCAGCGTCCGAGGGCTATGCGCTTGCATTTCCACCAGGAGCGCAGTGGCTCGATCGATCGCTGCATCAAGGTCTCGTGCTTCCTCTCGGCCATAGTCGATGCCTGCCTTTAGTTCGATTTCGCGCAGTTCTTCCCCGTCGATCGACACACGTGGATCGGCGTACCAGACGTCTTTTGTTCGTGAGACTGACCAGCCCATTTCCCGAGCGGCCACAGTGATGCGACGCTTTACGCTGCCGAGCGAAGGCGGCGCGATGCGCGTCCTTAGTGCTTCCTGGCAAAACTCTACTGTGCTCATTTTCGGATTTTTCCGACTGTTTTTCCGCATTATTCCGAAGCCTCCTGTGCGATCTTCGCCCTTGTTCAGAGGAGCTTTCAGATGCACCGGAGAGATGATGAAACAGACGGCGGGAAGCGCCTTGCCGGGCTCTTGCCCGCCGTCTCCGGTCCGCCTGGGCCAACCGTTATTCCATTCCGCAGAGCCAATTCCGCCGCTTCGTCTGGCTCTGCTGCTGGTGGCGATCCGCCGTCGCCGCCAGCCCCGTTCGTGCCTGTCGGTGATGCCGTCGCTGCCGTCGTGTTGAGACTGCGTGGTGGCTTTCCGAAGGTGAAAGTGTTGGCTTCCGGTCCTCGGGAGGAGGAGAAGGACCGGCAGCCCTGACGTGGTGGATGGAGGTTCCCCGCCCACGTCAATTCAGGAGACGCGCGCCCTGCACGATCTCGTTTTGGATACGGCTGGCTATGAGGGCTTCCACCTGCTCTTCGTCGTCCTGGCGGCGGGCACTCGGGATAACTTTCGATGCAGCGACCAGAGCCACAGAAACGAACCCGACGAAGCCGCCGACCAACACGCCAGCGAAGGCACCAGAAAGAAACTGTGTCATGCGAACCTCCTTGGGCGTGGAATTTGCTTACGATCATGGGCGGCGCGATGCTCGATGGCCCGCTGCGCAACCGCGTCGATGGATGATGGGGAGAGGATTGGCGTCATGCCGCGCCTCCGAAGAGGTTCGGCCACACGCGCCTCGCCACGACAGGAAACCGCTCATGAAGCCATTCACGCTCGCCAGTGTCGTAATCGTCGTCGGCAAGGAACGCGTAGCCGTCGCCGCATTCGTGCGCGCGGTCGCGCAGTTCCTCGTTCAGCGCCAGCCAAGCCTCCTCGCACTCGACGTGCTCGCGGTAGTCGACGAAGTAGCCGTCGAACTTTCCGGCGCAGTAGAAATGGCTTTCCCCTTGCGGGATCGACTTCCGGCAGTGCTCGCAGGAATGGCCCTTGCGCCCGACTACCGTCTTTCGGGAGAAGAATTCGTAGCTCATGCGACCTCCCTCTCCTCCATTGCGGCCATGCAGGACCGGCAATGCTTCGTGCCGTATCCGCCGCACTGCTCGCCTGGGTTCAGGCAATGAGGACGGAGTGGAGATTTGGCCGGTGCAGACCTGACGAGTGCACCGGCTGTTGCAGCGGTGGAGGTCTGAGCGGTTACATGGTCGCCTCCTGTGTTGGCGTCGGCGCTGCTTCCTTCATCGAGACTTACGCGCACGGCGCTGGGGGCTTCGGCTTCGCCTTGAGAGGCCGGAGCGGATTCGGTCGCCGGGCTTTCACCGGCTCCAGCATGGGTCACGCTACCGTCTTCCGTTTCCGGGACTGCCTTACGGGCGTTTTCCGCTGGCAGGGAATGGACGGCTCGGCCGCCAGGCATCTCCTCGCGGTCCATCTCGTTTGCCGTTTCCGGCGAATTGGTGTTGGTGGCTTGCCCCGATTTGGCGTCTGTATGAGCCGACTGTTCGTCGGGCCGGCCTGGATGAGCGGCAGGGCGCCCTTCCATTTTTTCGCCGCCGGCATCGGAGCTTGGTATGCTCGGTTCGCCACCGGAAACCGCCAAGGTTGCGGGCCGGCTATAACTGGACGCAGAGATTTCCTTGGCTTCGCTCTCTGCTGGCGAAGGGGGTACGATGGGGGCATCGTCCGAAGCTTGGTGTTCTTCCGCCTCTTCCTGGGCGATCATGATATCGACGGCGGCGATCAGCGCGGCGCGACCGGTTTCTGTCTGCATGCCGGTGACGACCGTATGTGCGAGCTTGGCGTCGAGGACTTCGCCGGTTTCGGGGTCGTGCGGCTCTTCGAAGAGATCGCCCTGCACCATCCCGAGCGCATGGAGGTAGGTGGCGAGCACCATTTCTTCCTCTATGCGCTCCTGGTCGTCCTTCTTCCGAAGGGAAACCACCTGCTTGAGGATTTTGGTGTTGAAGCCCATGGCTTTGGCCTCGCCGTAGACGTCCTTGATGTCGTCGGCGATGGTCTTCTTTTCTTCTTCGAGGCGCTCGATGCGCTCAATGAAGGCGCGGAGTTGGTCGCGGGCTACGCCGTGTGCGTTCGTCATGCTGCAGTCTCCAGCACCGGTGCAAAATCAGATGGACGGATGTCGAGACCGCGTTCGCGAGCAGCTTCAAGAATGGCCGGGATATGCCAGTGAGGCACGACACCGCCGGTCCCGCCTTTCTCTTTCGGCATGCGCCAGCGCATGACGGTGTGCGGCTGGACGTTGGTCACCTCAGCGAGAGGCTTCAAGCCCTTGAACTTCTTGATAATCGTGTTTGCCGGTTCGCATCTCATACCAGCAATGTACGTTATTCATACAGTTTAGGCAATAGTGAATGTACGATTTTCCTAAATGCATGTTTTTCGGGCTTGTGCGAAAATTGTACAATGACTGACGCACCGACCGACATGTATCTGGATTGGATCCGGGAAGCCCTGAAACAGCCGGGCAAAACTCAGGTAGGCCTTGCCGCCCACCTCGGGATCGCGCATCCGCAGATCACGCAGCTTCTGAAAGGAAAGCGGAAGCTCAAGGTCAACGAGATACCGAAAATCGCGGCCTATCTGGGCGTTGACCCGCCGGTGGGCGAATTCAAGCCCTCGTTATCTCAATGGGTGCCGGCACGAAAGGCCGGGATCGTGGCGGCGGGTCTATTCCGCGAAGTCGACGAGTTCGACCAGTCGGAGCCGGAAGAGATCACCGTCCCGCGCGATGAGAATTTTCCCAACGCTCGACAGCTCACCTTTGAGGTAGAGGGAGACAGCATGAATGAGCTGCGCCCTCGCCCGATCTTGCCAGGCGATACGGTAGTGGCAACCGCCTACGGGGATATTGCACACCGCGTGGTTCTCCGCGACGGCATGGTCGTGGTCGTCCAGCGCTCGCGCGATGCCGGCCTGATGCGTGAATGGTCGATCAAGCAGATCGAAATTTACGAGGATCGGACGGAATTCCATCCGCGTTCGAGCAACCCGAAGCACAAGCCGATCATTGTGCATCGACAGTTCGATACTGACGATGGAGTGTCAGTCGAGGTGATCGCCGTTGTACGAATGGTGATGAACGCTATGCCGGGGTTCTGATGATAAGCCTTCGATCAGCCGCCGAAATCGTCAAAACGTTGAACGAGATCGATGAAACCTCAGAGATCGAGGCGAAAGAGATTTCTGGCAACACGGTGGGGAAATCGATCTACGAGACCATCTGTGCGTTCTCGAATGAGCCGGACCTGGGTGGCGGAACGATCCTACTTGGCGTCAAGAAGGAAGTATCTCTATTCTCATTCTACGCGGCTAGTGGAGTCAAAGATCCAGACAAAATAGCGCTTGAGATCGCCACCAACTGCAACACGCTCTTCAACGTTCCGCTCAGAGTGGAGATTAAGACCGAAGCAGTGGATGGACTGAACGTCGTTAGAGTTAATGTCCCGGAGGTTCCGGGCCACCAAAAGCCGATTTATATCAAAGGGCAAATGCTGCCGCGAGGAGCCTTCAGGCGTATTGGGAGCGCGGACGTACGGTGCACAGAAGAAGACCTTTTAGTCTTCTACCATGGGAAGCAGAACAAAGCTTTCGACACACATGTCATCGATGACGCTTCAATGGATGACATCGATCCTGCGGCCATATCTGCGTATCGGAAGGCACGGGCAGAGAGCAACGCGGAAGCKGAGGAACTGAACTGGACGGATGAGGAGTTGCTGCACGCAGTCGGTGCGCTTCGCCGCCTCGACGGGAAGCTCAGAGTTACTGCAGCCGGAGTTTTGATATTCGGAAAAACCCACGCGATTCGAAGGCTATTTCCTGTTCACCGCATCGACTATATTCGCGTGCCTGGGCGAGTTTGGATCTCGGATCCAGAAAACCGCTTTGAATCAATCGACATGCGCGGACCGATGATCCTTATTATCTCAAGGATCATCGCTGCAATTACAGACGATCTACCGAAAACTTTTCGACTAGAAGACAACCGGTCTGGGCAGAGAACGGATCTTCCCATATTGCCCGTCCGCGTTCTTCGCGAGGCGGTTGTGAATGCACTAATGCACCGGAACTACCAGATACATCAGCCAATCCAGATAATCAGATACTCGAACCGACTGGTGATTAAAAATCCTGGCTACTCTTTGAAAGCTGAGGAGAAGTTCGACGATCCAGGCTCCATAAGCAGGAATCCGCATATCGCAGCTATATTACACGACACCAGGTTCGCGGAGAATAAAGGCAGCGGCATACGTGTAATGAGAGAGCAACTGGAGGGCACCGGCCTATCGGCCCCATCCCTGGATTCCGACCGCGTAAATGATACGTTTACGGCCATCTTCCTCTTCCATCATTTCCTGAACCGGTCCGACTGGGAGTGGTTGAAGCAGTTCTCGGATCTCGATTTATCTGAGGACCAAAAGCGGGCACTGATCTTCGTTCGAGAAGTTGGCGCGATCGATAATCAGACGTTCAGATCTTTCAGCCGTGTCGATACCCTTTCTGCCAGCAGAAGTTTAAAAAAGATGCGCGATTTAGAGTTGCTAGTCCTCAAGGGCAGCAGCTCAAAAACATATTACGAGGCGGGCCCGCGCCTAATAGAAGCGCAGGAAGACCCGGAGCTTACCTTAGGAGTTAACTCCCAAGACAAAGCCCCGAACTCCCAAGATAACTCCGAAATCTCGATAAAGGACGTCCCCGCTAAACTCAGAGTTCAGATCCAAGCGATAGCCCTGGGACGACGCGCTCCCCCTGAAAAAATGTTCGCGCTGATCGAAGCGCTCTGCAGCTGGAGGCCACTTTCAGCCTCCGAACTGGCAAAGCTATTGGAACGATCTAACATCTACGTCGCGCAATCTTATCTTTACCCGATGATCAAGGATGAGCGACTGAGTTTTCTCTACCCGGAGATGAAAAATCATCCAAATCAGAAGTATGTAGCAAATAAGCGACCATCGCAGCAGGCGCGCTGAGCTTACGCCACAAATCTCTTCAAAGGTGCTTGGTGGAATTCCATACAAGCGTCTGCGATCTCCTGAATGAACCAACGCCTCGGCTCCTCGCACATCCGACTTACCCCCTCCCCGTCGATGAAGTTCATCACCGGCAGGACGCGGAAATCGTCTTCGTCACCGACTGGTGCAAAAGGGAGCAGCTTGAAGCTGTAGCCGGGAAACCGATTGCCGAGATAATGCTCCATCCTCTCCTTGGAATTGGTGATTTCATGCCGGCGATCGAACGGCGGCACGATGATGAATTCCAGCACTTCCCTATCCATAACGCTTTCCTCCGCTGATCGCGAAAAGGCGGCCGATGACGCTTTCACAGTGGCCGCAAAAGAACGGCAGGTTGTCGAGGTAGCCCTCCTCCGCCAATGCACACGGATCATCCGATAGCTCAGCACCCGGCCGCGGCTCCAGGACCCTTGAACTTTCACGCAAGCAGTTCTCGCAACGAATGTGCAGCCGCACAGGCGACTGTGATCTCGCTAATTCCAGCCCCATCATTTGTTCTCCTTTCGTTCTTACGAAAACAGAACCGGGACGAAGAGTCGAGAGTGATTCGGCTTGAACGTTAAGATTCTTCATTCAGCGCCATATGTAAGTTTTTCATACATTCATACTTGACGGCGATGTATGATTTGCGTACATTCTCCCCATCAGCCGCCCCGAACACCTCGCAAGAGAAACTCCGACGGGACGGCGGCAAGATGAGGACCGACAATGCAGCACTTCGAGCAAATGAACCGCACGACCGACGCGCTTCGCTTCGCCGTGCAGGATTTGTCGGAAGCCATCGAGCGCGCCCGCCGCAAGCACCGCAAGGGCGAGATGATCACCGGCCGGAACTATCTGCGCCAGATCAGGGACGTCTACGAGCTGCAGGTGAAGGCCGATGCCCTCGGCGCGACCGGCCCGCTCGTCGAGCCTCTGATGCCTGACGTCTTCAATAGCCAGCTTGTCGGCCGCACCGCCGAAGAACGCAAGGCGCTGGAATGGAAGGGCGTGTTCGCCCGCTTCCCGTTCCCTATCCCCCACCATTTCAAGATCGCAGCGGAGTAAGCCGCCATGAACGAACGCATCCATTTCCCGCTGGCGAAGCTGGCAGCCTCCGAACTGCTCGAGGCTCTCGTCGCTGCTCAGTACGACACGAAGCACAGCAACATTCATCGCGAGACGGTCGAGCATCAGTTCACCGACCTCGCCCGCGAGCTGGGCTTCGCCGTCTATCCCCTCAAGCAGATGGAAGCCGCAGAATGAGCGAGATCGTCTGTTTCGAGGCTGGGCAGGTATGCGGTCGCAAAGGGTGCGACGGGATCATCCAGCAGCATTCGTCTGATAGCGGGTGCTCATGCCACATCAACCCACCGTGCAGCTTTTGCACAACGCCTCGCGAGTACTGCGAGGCGTGTGGATGGGATGCGGCAGATGATCTCGTGGTTGAGGCGGAAGGAACTGTTTATTTCGCGCCAATCCCATTCGTTGAGAAGGTCCGGCGCGTCTTAGACCCCTCCAAGATCGACTACACGATCAGCATGCACAGCAATAGCTCGCAGAAGGTTGAGGGGGTCTACCCACCGGAAACCACCCGCGCAGAGGTTGAGGCCCGCGTGAAAGGCACCTTTGGCGGTCGTTTCGAACGGTTCGGCGGCGGCAAGTTCACCTATATCGCGTACACGGATTGAGGTGGACATGCAAACCCACTGCACCATCCGAGCCTTTGACGGCTGTTCTTGCGCTCCCGGCGAATGCCGGTCTGTCGCGATCGATCTTGGCCGCTTCACAAAGACCCGCGACATGCGCGGCGTCTTCACCCCCACCATTGCCGACTACCTGATCGTCATAGCCCTTTTCCTGGCTGTCGTCGGTATCGGCCTCACCATCAACGAGCTGCGGGACATGGACCGGCGGCACGAAATCGCAGGGAGAGTTTAATGTCAGCAGCAGTGTTGCATATGCCGGAGAAAGACACGGTCGACATCGTCGCCATCGTTGAGCAGAACCCCTCCTCCGTCCTTCTCGACGACAACCTCTATGATCGCTTCCTTGCCCACCTGGACGAGAAGATCAAGGATTTCGTTCCTGACCTTTCGACGGTCACCAGCCGGAAGAAGATCGCTTCCGAAGCCTACAAGATCACCCGTTACAAGACGGCGATCGACGATGCCGGCAAGAAGCTGAACGAGGACGCGCGCAAACAGATCAACGCCGTCGATGCTAAGCGCCGGACAGTAAAGTCCGATTTGGACGAGCGAGCCGCCCTTGCGCGTCGGTCCCTTGACCAATGGGAAGCCCAAGAAGAAGCCCGGATCGAATATTGCGAGTCGTTCCTCAAGGCTATCGAGGACTGCGGTAACGGCTTCATCGGCGGCGAGCCGCAGGCTTTCCCGGTCCTCCTTCGCGAACTCGAACAGAAACTCGTCGTCACCTCCGAATTGGCAGAGTTCGAGGACCAGGCACGCACCGCCCATCGGATCGCTACCGACAAGCTGACAGCGGCATTCGAGGCCCATAAGCGAGCCGAAGCCGACCGCATCGAACTGGAAAAGCTTCGCGCCGAAAAGGAAGAGCGCGACCGGGCCGAAGCGGAACGTCTCGAAAAGGAACGGCTCGCCAAGGAAGCCGCCGAGCGTCAGCGGCTGGAAAAGGAACGGCAGGAGCGCGAAGCGGCCGAACAGAAGGCACGGGAAGAGCGTGCCGCCCAACTCGCCCGAGAGCAGGCGGAACGCGAGGCTCGGGAAGCAATCGCCAGGGCCGAGGCTGAGGCCCGCGCCGTGCGCGAAGAAGCGGAACGGAAGGAACGCGAGCGCCAGGAGGCCATCCACCGCGAAATCGCGGAGCGCGAGGCTCGCGAGCGCGACCGGGAGCACCGCGGTCGCCTGATGGGTGAGGTCAAAGCCGCCCTCATGGCCCAGGGCGCGGGCGAAGCCACCGCCAAGAAAATCGTTCTGGCGATCATTGCCGGTGAAATCCCTCACGTAAAGATGGAGTTCTGATCATGAACCAGCTCGCTAAAATGGCGGAAGGTACGCAGGCCGCTCGATACGATGAGCCCGCGAACCAGGGCGATGGCCTTCTCGGTATCATCGAACGCCTTGCCAGCAACAAGAGCATGGACGTCGCGAAGTTCGAGGCCATCGTCAAGGTCCGTGCCGATGAGCAGGAGCGACTTCGTCGTATCGAGCGTGAGGATCGGGAAGACATGGCCCGCCGCGAGTGGCTTGCCGCCTTCTCTGCCGTCCAATCGGAAATAGGCCCGATTTTTCGGACAAACGACAACGAGCATAYGAAATCCAAATACGCCGACCTCGCGGATATTGAGCGCGTCGTCACGCCGATCCTGACCAAACATGGCTTTTCCACCACATCGGCGCCTGTCCCGTGCGACGTTCCCGGCCACATCCGCATGAGGCTGGTTATCGGCCACTCCGGCGGGCATGAGAAGATCTACGAGGACGATTTCCCTCTGGACGCCACCGGATCCGGCGGCCGTGTCAACAAGACTGCGATCCAAGCCAAGGGAAGCACTCAGACTTATGCCCGCCGCTACCTGAAAGCGAGTGCACTCGACCTCGCCTTCATGGATGACAAGGACGGCAACGCACCTGCTCCAGAGGATGATGTCGGCCTCACTGAGGACCAGTTGGCACAGCTTCGGAAGGCAATTGAGGACGCCGACGCCGATATCGAAAAATTCTGCCGGTTCTTCAAGATTGAGGCGCTTCCCGATCTCCCGGCAAGGGAATTCGAACGCGCCATGTCCATGATTGGACAGCGGAGGGCTCGGGCATGATCCAGATTTTTGATTGCGATCAGAATACAGCCGAGTGGTTCGCAGCTCGTGCCGGCATCCCGACAGCGTCCGAATTTCATACCGTCATGGCCTCCGGCCGTGGTGGTGGAGAAAGCAAGACCCGCAAGACCTACCTGTACAAGCTGGCCGGCGAGGTCATTACCGGTGAGGCCGTGGAAGGCTATACCAATTCTCACATGGAGCGCGGGCACGCCATGGAGGTCGAGGCCCGCGAGATGTACTCGTTTATCGCCGATGCTGACATCCAGCGTGTCGGATTTGTCCGCAACGGCGACAAGGGAGCCAGCCCGGACGGCCTCATCGGCACCAACGGCATGTTCGAGGCTAAGTCGAAACTCCCGCACCTTCTCATTGAATGCCTTATGCGCGATGACTTCCCGCCGGAGCATAAAGCTCAGTGCCAGGGCGCGCTTTGGGTAGCAGAGCGCGAATGGATCGATATCGTCGTCTACTGGCCGAAACTCCCGCTGTTCGTGAAGCGCGCTTACCGGGACGAGGCTTACATCGCCACCATCGCCACCGCAGTGAAGCAGTTCAACGAGGAGCTTGCCGAGATCGTCGATCAGGTTCGCCGCTATGGCGCGCCGCCCGCCAACAGCAATCAGGCTGAACTCGATGCACTTCGGCAGCATCCGTTGATGGCGGGCTGACCATGATCAAGAAGTCTCCCGAGCACCCACCGTTTTATCTCGTCCGCGATGGTGACCGCCTCATCGGCGAAATGGAAATGGATCGCGGAATGATCCGAGAGTTCCCGGTCGGCCAGCGCATCCAGGCTGACCTTCGGACCGGTCGAGTGCCCAGYCGCCTCCGCTTCTATTTCAAGTTCCTGCGGGAAGTCGTGAAAGCGACAGAATGTGCGCCGCACCCTAAGGCCCTGCATCAGATGGTGAAGCTCCGGACCGGCTACACCGATGACGTCATCATCAGCGGCTACGTGGTCAAGGTTCCGTCGTCCGTCTCTTTCGAGAGCATGGACGAGCCGACCTTCGAAGGCTTCCTCAACAACGCAATCCGCTTCATCGCCTCCGAGTTCGGCGTGAYGCCGGAGGATGTGATGCCTGAGCGGCAGGATCGGAGGAGATCGGCGTGACCCCGAAGCAGATCCACATCCTTCAGCACACCCTCGGCCTCGACCAGCATGGACGCGGCACTTTTTACCGAAACCACTTCGTCACCGGCGAAGGCAGCAAGGATCACGCGGATTGCATGGCTCTTGTCGACCTGGGCTTCATGGCTGTTCGTCGCGATCATCCGCTGAGTGGCGGAGATGACTGCTTTTGGGCGACGGAACAAGGCAAGCGCGCCGTCGTATCGGAAAGCCCTGCCCCTCCGAAGCTCTCGCGCAGCAAACAGCGATACCTCGACTTCCTGGCCTACGATGGGTCCATGACCTTCATGGAGTACATCAGGTGGCGGGACTACCGTGATCGGAGGTCGGCATGAGCGAAGCTCTCGACCACCTCATCAAAAAGGGCTCGTATTTCTACCGCCCGAACAAGCAGGGCTACACGAGCTTCAAGTTCGACGCCGGCCGGTACACGAAGGCGGATGCCGAGGCGGAAGCTTCGGTAGAACCGTGGCACATGAAGGCGATCCATCAGGACGACGTGCCGGAGGATACCGCGCCGGATAAGCACATCGCCAAGCTGCGGACCGCCATGGAAACAGCGCTGCGGATCATCGACCAAAAAATCAAGGCCGTCGAAGCAAAGCCGGAAAGTGAGTTCGGTTCTGATTTCTACGGCGACCCGAGTGTGCCCGGCGGCACGTTCGCATGGAGCAAGAAGGACGAAGAGCTTCATTACCTTCGCCGCGATGCCCAGGCCCTACGGGCAGCATTGGGGGTGTCGGTATGATCGACTGGCAGAAAACCGCCTCCCACGTCATCGGCGAAGTTCACCGCAACCTGCCGGCCGATGCCGACCTTGCCGCCCGCAAGAAGGCACTCCGCGCGGCTCGCCCATGGGAGTTCGGCGCGACGAGCTGGGGCAAGAAGGTCTGGGCGAAGCACTCCCGCGCCTACCTCGAAAAGTTCGGGCTGCCGCCGCTCAAGGCGAAGGCCATCGAAAACCACCTCTCACCGCTTGAGCGCATGATCGCAAAGGCAAAGGCAGGTGACGCATGACCGACCGCCCCATCCTTTTCAGCGGTTCAATGATCCGCGCCAATCGTCAGGGCCTGAAGACCAACACCCGCCGGGAGCTGAAGCCTCAGCCAAAGGTGATGAAGAACGGCGGCTGGTATAGGCCATTCCCGCAAGAGCCGACGAATTGGCAATATGCCTTGGGTGGCATCATTCATGCGTATGCCAAAGTGCGCATTGTAGAAGGCGATCGCCTTTGGGTCCGTGAGACTTGGTCGCATACGGGGGATCATGTGTTCTCGATCTCGGAAGCGCGTAGATGCCCTTTCGGCCACGCAATTTACCAAGCCGACGAGAACCCGGAATATCCGCACGCCAAGTTCTGGCCTTCGATCCATATGCCACGCGAGTTCTCTCGCATGACGCTGATCGTCACCGGTGTGAAGATCGAACGGCTAAAGGACATCAGCCGGGAAGACGCCATCGCCGAAGGGCTTGAGTGGGTCGCTCCGACTTACGGAATCCCCGGCATTGCCTCGACCTGGCACGGCGACCCGCGCGAAAGCTACTTCGCCCTCTGGGATCACATCAACGGCGCCGGAGCAGCGGCCAAGAACCCTTGGGTTGTTGCCTACGCTTACACCGTCCATCTCTGCAACATAGACCAGATGAGGGAAGCGGCATGACCACCATCAACGATCACCTCAAGCGCTATCCCAACGCCCGCCCTTCCACCCTCGCCGATCTTGCCCGCCGAGAAGAGACGACGGAACGCCTCCGGAAGGAGATCGAAGCTCAGAAGCGCGCGAAGGTCTCTTGGTTCCGGCGCCTGTTCGGGAGGCGAGCATGAGCCGCCGTGAGTTCACCCCAACCCAGCGCCGCGAGATCGTCACTCGGGCAAAGCGCGGCGGCCGCTTCATCCATTGCGAGGGATGCGGCCAGGTGCTGGGCGCCAAGCGATACGAGATCGACCATATCATTCCGGAAGGTCTCCGGCCGGAAGCAGATAAGCAACGGAAGATCACCATCGCGGAGGGTCAGCTCCTTGGTACAGAGTGCTGCCACCGCGGCGAGAACGGCAAGACGAAGAAAGATCAACGGCAGATCGCGAAGTCCAATCGTCAGTTCGACAAGTCGCAGGGGCTGAAGCGTCCCAAGCAACCCATCCCCGGTAGGGGTTTCCCCAAATCCGAAAAATCAGAACGCCGGCAGGCAAAGCCTCAGCTTTCCCCGCGTTCACTCTTCGAGGCAAAGCCATGAGCCTGAATGATACCTCCGCTCCCACGCAACGTGTGCGGGGTGAAGCCGAATGATGCATGTCGTTTCTGTTTCTGGCGGAAAGGACAGTACGGCGACCTACTGCCGGGCGATCGAGCGCGGCTTGCCTTTCCGCGCCGTCGCGGCCGATACCGGCAACGAACACCCAGCCACCTATGAGGCTGTCAACAGTCTCCATCTAAAGACCGGCGGCCCCAAGGTCGAATGGGTGAAAGCGGACTTCTCTCAGCAGATTGCCGGAAAGCGGGCCTTTATTGAAAAAAATTGGGAGAAGCATGGAGTTCCCGCCGATCTCGTGGCCCGTGCGCTAGCGGTGCTCCACCCGACTGGCAATCCTTTCCTTGACCTATGCCTGTGGAAAGGCCGCTTTCCCAGCCGCAAGGCGCAGTTCTGCACGGAAGAACTGAAGGTAAATCCGATTGACCAAAAGGTCACGAGGCCGCTGCTGGCGACAGGCGCGACGGTCATTTCCTGGCAAGGTGTCCGCGCCGCTGAAAGTGAGGTCCGAAAGTACCTGCCGCCATTTCAACGTGTCGGTGGTCATGAAGACCTGCCGGGCCAACTCTACGTTTATCGGCCGCTCCTGCGCATTGAGAGCGTCGAGGAGGTGTTCGCGATCGCGCGGCGGCACGGCGTTGATCCGAACCCTCTTTACGGCTGGGGCTTGCGGCGGGTCGGCTGCTTCCCTTGCATCAACTGCGCCAAAGCCGAGCTCGCGCTTGTCGATCAACATTTCCCCGAACAGATCGACCGGCTGGAAGAGTGGGAAGCGATCGTAAGCGACGCCTGCAAGCGCGGCTATTCGACTTTTTTCAATCTCGTCAATGATCCCGTGATGCAGGCTGAGTGGCTTGAATTGGAACGCACCGGCTTGGCGATAGAGAGATTTTCGCTCGAACAGTTCGGCATCCGCCGCATGGTCGAGTGGGCAAAAACTGATCGCGGCGGTCGGCAATATTCCCTGCTCGCTCGCGACTTCAACACCGTCTGCAATCAATGGGGAGCCTGCGAATGACCAATGACCGAACCCCATCGCCCGCAACGAGGGAGGAAGGCCGATGATCTTCCTGGCCTCAATCGAACCGCAAAACGGACCTGAAAGGCAGTTCGCCCACCACCGTCCCCTGCTCGTTGCTGATGACGAAGCATTCTCCGTCGATCGCCYCACCCAATCGGACCTTCTCCGCCAGGATCTCCCGCGCGGCATCGACGGCTTCCTCGTAGGCAATCTCTACCGAGGGGAGTTCGGCGCCAATCCAGTCTTCATCCAACTCGCCGTCGCGTCGGACGTGGAAATAGAACTTTGGCATGCGGAAACCACTGTTTTTTCAGGCCCGAACCTATGCGGTCACTCTTCGTTCCATGGCGAAAGCTCCTCTCGGCCTGTGGACAACCAGCCTGTGGAAAACGGGGAAAGCGGGGATTGATGGGACGCCGCGCCGTAGCCTTTACCGAAGATTCAGTGTCCCGCGCGATCCGCGCCGTAAAGAAGGCGGGCGTCGAGGTCAAGACCATTCGCATCGAGCCGAATGGTTCCGTTGTGATCAACGGGGATAACGGGGAAATCACCGAAAGGCAGATTGAAGAAAGTGCGGGTGGCTATCTCTGATGGAGGACATGCCACGCCGCCGCTACCAGTATGTTCAGCGCCAAATTACCAGACACGGTTCGGTTGTCTGGTATTTCCGCGTGGGTGATGGACCGCGGACGCGCCTGCCGGATGAATATGGTTCGAAGGAGTTTGTCGAGGCCTGGAAGGCTCTCATGTCAGGGCAATCGATCGAAAAGCAGCCCGCTGGCAAACACACCCTCCAATGGTTGGTGGACAAGTACCAGCAAAGCGCCGCCTTCAAGGGCCTGAAAGCGTCGACCCAGGCTAACCGCCGCAACATCCTGAAAAAGGTATGTGAGACCGGCGGAAAACTCCTCGTCTCCCAGATCAATCGAACTACAATCGCCGCCGGCCGTGACAGGCGGGCAGAAACTCCCCACGCCGCCATCAATTTCATGAAGGTAATGGGATATCTCTTCGAGTGGGCTGTCGATGCAGGCTATGCGAAGATCAATCCAGTTCGCGAGGTCAAGCGCCCGAAGGTGAAGTCCAGCGGCTTCAAGCCATGGACAGCAGAAGATGTCATCGCATTCTACAAAAAGCACGGCGCCGGGACGCAAGAACGTCTGGCGCTGGAGATCATGCTATTCACCGGTCTCAGGCGAAGCGATGCTTATAGGCTCGGCCCGCAGCATATCAAAAACGGGGTAATCGAGATCCGCGCCCAAAAGAACGGAGAAGAGCTATTCATCCCACTCGACCCGATCTTGGCATCGTCTTTGGAAAAGGTTCAGACGGGCCATCTCGCCTATCTCGTGACGCCCAAACACGGGCGGCCATTCAAGAGTGAAGCGTCGTTCGGGAATTGGTTCGGGAAAGCGTGCGCAGATGCGGGAGTGAGCGGACGAGCGCACGGCATCAGAAAACAGGTTGCGCAAAGGCTTGCCGAAGCCGGGGGAAGCAATGCCGAGCTGAAGGCCCTATTTGGCTGGAACTCGGATGCGATGGCTGCACTCTACACGAGAAACGCCGACAAGCGGAAGCTTGCCCAGGCGGCGGCAGAGAAACTAAAGGCGAACAGCCTATCCCCTCACCCCAATGACGGTGAGGGGTTGAGTGGAAATAACGAAGGGAAAGCAGGTACTTAG